TCTCGTGGCAAAGGTGCCTCTACGCCGTCGCTCTCCAATCGGGACGCGGTTGAGCTGTTCCGACGCGTAGACATCTCTCAGCTGGGGCATGTCTTTCGCCGCTACCTGCCAGACTCTGACCCTCAGCAGAAGGGGGCTCAGCGTCTGCGCATGCACTGTGTGCTCCCGGGGCACCCAGACCACCACCCCTCGTTCGAGGTTGACTTCCGCACGGGCGTCGCAAGCTGCAACGTCTGTCACTACCGGACGCGCAACCTCCTTCAGTTGTTCCAGGACTCGAAGCTCGGATGGGGGTACGCGCAATCCCTGAAGGAACTCCAGGCGGTCACAGGCGTTCGGCTGGTTCCGGAGAAGCTCGAAGCTCAGTACGACCGCCTCGATATCCACAGGGAAGCCTTGAAGGCAATCGCGTGGGCGACCAACAAGCATCTGATCGACCTCACCCACCCCCAGGAAGGCGCAGGGGACAAAGGAGCGGGCCTCACCGCACGGCTTGGCGAGGCCGCGATCGACTGGCTCTTCGAGCAACGCGGGCACAAGCGCGACCTGATCCATACGATGCCGTACGGCGTATGGCCGACCCCTGCGACCCTGATCTCCCTGTGCGAACAACGGGTCCTCTCACTCGCCAGTCAGGGGTATGCGAGCGACGCCCCTTCGCGCTACTCCGCAGAGCGAAGGGACAAGATCCTGGACGTGGTCCGCGAGCTGGCGAAGCACCCCGGTGCGGAGTGGAGCCACGCGGTTGTGTTCATCACCGGGCACGACATCTCAACACCTGCTCGCATTCGCCTGCGGCGTCCGGACACCGAGAACCAGAAGGATGGCAACATCCTGGTGTTGCCTGGATTCTCGGAAGACGAACCCAACGGATACTTTGGGCTTTACGCACCCCACCTCGCCAACATCTCTTACAAGGAGCGTGAGAGCCTCAAGCTCCTGGTGGTGGAGGGTGAGAACGACACGCTGACCATCGCGGAAGCGCTGATCGAAAACAGCAACGAGGGCTGGCTGGTCATCGGTACGTGCGGACTCGCCAATGACACGGACTCACTCACGCAGGCGGGCTTCGACAGCGCCTACTTCCTTCATGACCACCCCTCTCCGAGCCGTGGGCGCGGCGAGGTGTGGCTTCGCGACCGACTCTCAAGCTGCGCACAGCTGAACGCCTTTGTCTTCAATCAATGGGACAACCTCGCGTCCAGTAACGGCTTCGTGAAGGATCCCGATGACGTTGTTCGCATCCTGGGCTTTGAGCACTTTCGGGAGTGCGTCCTGGCGAACTACCGGAAGGTGTTCGTCACTTGTGACGAGTGGGCGTTTCAACGTGCAAGCGTTGACGCGCTGGAGATCTCCGGGGTTCGCGAGAAGACCGACCTCGCGGCCAAGTTCGGTGAGTGCGTTCGCCACCCCGCGCAGTTGGCCAGCTACCTGGACCGGATTGCCCAGGTGCTGTCGCTCTCCCCGGCCGAGATCCGGGCCCTCATCATCAAGGGGCAGGACGACGAGGCGGGCTTCATCCAGCGGGTCGTTGAGACGCTGAGCAACGACTTCTACTTCCTTTATCGAGAGGACACCCCTCGCGGCGCCAAGGTGACTACCTACCATCGAGAGAGTCGCAAGCCGGTGGCGTTCATGGCGGGGGACAACCCGGGTACGCTGGCCGCGCTCTCGAACGTGGTGGGCGATATCTATACCTACTTCCAGCAGCGTATTGGTATTCCGCTGTGGTTGGTTGAGTCACGAGTCGAGAAGACGGCGTCAGTCATCAAGGAGCTTCAGCGCTCACTGGGTGACTACACCGGGATCGCGCTTCAGGCGCTTTACCAGGGGATCCCGGCAAAGAACTCCTGTGAATACATCGGCCTGGGTCCCCACAGCCGCGACGATGGGTTTGGCGGGACGATCCAGTACCTGAACCTGGGGACGGTTGTTTACTCGGGGCATTACCGCGCAGACGGCACGATGCAGTGGCGCACGCTCGACGGACCTACGGACGGCAATCGGATCTTCGCCACGACCCCGGTCAAGCATCGAACCGTGATCAACTCCTTGGCAGATCTGGAGGAGGGGAACAATGTGACGCTCGCGCGCGTCAAGCAGGTGGTCAAGGACATCGCGACCAAGATCATGCCTGCTTGGAGCCTCAAGGGCGGCAACAGCGACTCACTGCTCATCGCATACTTCTTGGCGGATCTTGCGATGCCCCACTTCCGTCCGGAGAAGGTCCACCTTCACATTGTCGGCCCGTCGCAGACGGGCAAGTCCAGCCTGATGGCCTTGTTCTGCGGGGGTCAGATTCCGCACCTCCAGCTCCTGGACTTTATCCAGTACCTTACGAACTACAGCCCTGCGTCGATCTACAATGGCTTCAACGGCGCCTCGAACACCTGCGCGCTGGATGAGTTTTCCGCCGAGGCGGACAACGAGATGAAGTCGCGACAGGTCAACAACCTGCTTGAGTTGTTCCGACAGTCAGGCTTTGAGGGTGGCGCGCAGATCAGCCGCGTCATCAACGGGCAGACGACGTACTTGACGCTTTGGTTCAACACGATCGCTACCTCCGTCCACCTCCCCAAGAACGTCCAGGACGCCAACCGGCGCCTGGAGATTCAGACGGTTGCCAAGAAGGGACACCCCAATCCCACGACACACATCTCCGCGAACGTTACACCGGAAGAGTTCGCGGAGATGCGGCGGGTGCTCAACGTGGGGCTGTTCAAGTTCCACGATCTCTACCGCAAGCACTACGCCGATGTGGTGCGTGAGATGAACACCAAGGGGTTCTTCCCGTTCGATGTGGACACCCGATTTGTCCGTAACTTCTACGGACCCGCTGCGATGTGCGACATGTTGGGCGGTAACTGGCGAGAGCTGGTCATCTCTTCGGCAAGAGTTCGCCTCGGGACGCAGGAGCTTTATCAGCAGTCGTCTCCGCACTTGATCCTGATGGAGACGCTTATCCGTTCGAGCTCTATTCGCCTCGGCAACCACTTCACGTCTGTGATCAACCTGCTGGGAGATCGGGAGAATACCCCTCGTCTGAACAGCACCTCCCACGGGGTGCTCTACGATGAGTCGAAGGGGGTTCTCGTCATCGATTGGATCGCGGTCCAGTCGAACGGCGGAATCCTCCACCGGACCGAGTACTCTCGTGAGCAGGCATTCCGACTCAAGCATCTACTTGACCAACATCCGCTCGCAGTCCCGCAGGCAGAGTACGCAGAGTTGCAAGTTCGGGAGTTCATGGCGGCGTGCGGAAACCCTGCACCCACCATGCTGATCTCCGTGATTCACTTCAAGGAGGTTGTGACTCTTCTTCGAGAGAGCACGCAGAGGAAGCCTGCGCAACCGACGGACACGCAAGCGCCCTCCGCCACCGCCCCATCCCCCAAGACGAATGTGTGAGGTCATGAATGGGTCAACCCATCCCCACGCTCCCTGTGTCGGAGTGCGAGGTCTGTCAGAAGAACACGTTTCCTGAGAAGGCGGGCCCAGGGTGCATGGGGTGCCCTGCCTTCAAAGACACCCACTATACGCCGTACGGAACGGGCGACGATAGCGGGGATGTGATCATCCTCGCGACCGCGCCACAAGCCCCGAGGAAGTTCTTCGGGAAGACCAGCTTGCCCAGGTACAACGTACCGAACCATCACCAGCCTTTCAAGGAGGACGGGGCGAAGGTCGTTATCGAAGCGTTTGAGCAGATCGTGCGAGAAGGTGGGTTCCACAACATCTCGTACAAGGCGCTGTACCTCGTTCGTTGCGCGATGGAGAAGGTACCCAAGCGCGTCGCGATCGCGTGCAAGAGCAACATCGACGGGGATCTTCAGTTCATCCATCGGCGCCGAGTGGCCCTCGGTTACCCCGAGGGCTTGACCATCCTTGCGTGCGGGGTCGACGTGGTCCACGCGCTCGGCATCCACGTCCGTAAGGAGAAGGAGGCCCTCGGTCGTGTCTTCGAGGTCACATACGAAGGCATCCCGCTTCGCGTCATTCCCACTCGCAGCCTGAGCGCGTACGCCTCGGCCATCGGCAAGTACAACACGCTGCTGGCCGACGTGGAGCGCGCCGTCAAGATCGCGAAAGGTGTTGCCCCCGCAACCATCAGCCGCGAGGACCTGATGCGGGGGTACATCTTCCCCCGCGATGAGAAGGAGGTGACCGAGGTCATTGACCTCGTCTTGAACTACAGCGCAGGAGGTATCAGCCCCCGAGACTGGTCGGTCGCGTCAGACACCGAGACGAACACGCTTCACCCACACTGGGTCGGCTACAAGCTCCTGTCAGTAGGCTTCTCCTGGGATACTGGCAAGGCCACGGCAATCGCGGTGGATCACCCCGATACGCCGTACGATCCCGTGTACGTAAAGCGGGAGCTCAAACGCGCGTTTGAGGCGGACAAGAAGTGGATCTGGCACAACGGCAAGTACGACCAGAAAGCGCTGTGGCACGGCCTCAAGCTGCCACGGCGCATGATCGGCCGACCCGGTTGGGACACGATGCTCGCGGAGCACATCATCGAGGAGGCGAAGCCGGAGGAGTACGGCCTCAAGCCCTTGGTGAAGCGCTTCTTCCCGGCGCTCTCGGGCTACGAGGATCAGCTGCAAGCGACCCTCGAATCCCAGGATGGTGCCTTGAACGGCGTGACGGAGGGCGCGGTCGAGATCAAGGGCACGGAGGTGCTCAACCTCCCGCCCGCTGTGCTCGAAGCCCTCCAGCGCGCCATCGCGGCTAAGCTCATCGGCAGCGCCAAGTTCCGCCCCAGCACGATCGAGAAGCTACTGGCTAGCCAAACGCTCCAAGACCTCCATCGTCAAGACCTCCAGATCCTCCTGAAGGCTCACGCTGGTGGGGAGTTCAACCAGAAAGCCAAGAAAGCTGCCCAGAAAGCTGAGCAGCTCAAGGCTGAGCAGATGGGCGGCTATCAGGGCGCGGCGCTGCCCGACCTCCTGTTCTATAACGCCGTGGACTGCGATGTGACGCGCCGACTCGCCTTGGTGCAGGCCGAGCGCATGGAGAAGGAGGACACGGCCCTGGAACTGGCGCGCAGGCGCACCGAGGACGACATCACGCTGGAGGAGCGCATGGGCGGGACACCCAAGTATCGGGTGTTGCGACTGTGTCCCGATCAATCACCTCAGATCAAGATCCTTCGCGAGTTCAAGCTGCCTCGGCAAGTGGAGCTCGCGAAGATCGAAGACCAGGGCGTGAATATCGACCTCGACTATCTCAAGTGGGGCGCCGAGAAACTTGAGATGGTGGTGGGCGCGTCCGGGGCACAGATCTTTGAGATGTGCGGCGAGACCTTTGACCTGACGCCTCGACAGATCGCCAACCATCTCTTCTTCGGTGGCGTGGGCTACATCCACCCCAACCCTGAGCACGCGGAGGAGATCGCCAAGGCCAACCCCGACACGGTCCTTTATCAGAACGGACGAATCACCTACCGACCGCTTGCCTTTACCGCGACGCACCAGATCCAGACCGGCGCCCCCGTGCTCCAGGCGCTCGTGAGTCGCTACAAGTGTCCTCTGTCCAACCTTATCCTTTCGCGCAAGAAGGCGGAGAAGGCGCGCGTCTCGGTCTTCGGGAACGCCTACCAACTCGCGACCATGTTCGGGGACAACCACCTTCACGGTGGGTACAACCTGACAGGCACTGCGACCGACCGACTGTCCTCATCGTCGGGCGTTCGCAAGATCGGCTTCAACTGGCAGAACGTACCCAAGGGCCTTCTCGGGGCTCTTCGGGATACGCGCGGGCGTCTGGCCCTGGACGATCAGGGTGTTCCGATCTTCGACGGTGTCAACTGCAAGAAGCTGATCATCCCCGACGACCCTTCGATGTGCTTCGGCAACGCGGACGCGAAGGGCGCCGAGGTGACCATCTTCGGTACGTACGCCGCAGCGTTCGACGGTGGCGAGGCGCTGGTCAACGCCCTGATCGGAGGGATGGATCCGCACTGCTTCTTCGGCAGCGAGGCGCTCAATCCTCAGCTGGTTGCAGCGGGTCTTCAGGGGGAGGATCGCCGACTCGCCCTGGAGCGCGCGGGTATCGACGACGATCACGCGTGGTCGTACGAGGACTTCTTTACGCGGGAGACATACAAGAAGAAGGGCGTCGGCAACGGGAACTTCGACGACCCCAAGACCTGGGAAACGCCCTCCCTGGTTCGCTACGCGCTCCAGCTTGACGCACTCCGCGACAACATCAAGCGCGTCGTGTTCGGGATGCTGTTCGGTGCTGGGATCACCAAGATCTCGGAGATCGCAGGCATCTCGCTGGAGCTGGCGCAGAAGATTCGAGACCTTCTGTTCTCGAAGTTCCCGTCCATTCCGACGTACATGGAGCACACCAAGTGGGAGGTCCAGCAGTTCGGGCTGGTCGAGACCTTCCATGGTGGGCGCCGTCGCTGTCCGATGGACGTGTCGAAGATACCGAAGGGGCTTCTCGCTCGATTCCAGCGTCAGGGCATCAACTTCAAGATCCAGCGCACCAACTCGGACATCGTGCTGATGGTGCTGTGTTGGATCGCTGAGATCTTGGAGCGGGACATGGGCGGTCGGGTGCTCCTCACGGTGCACGACTCGATCGGCTTCCAGGTCCCGAAGAAGTACGCGCACCAGATCCCCGACCTGTTCTTGGAGCAGGGGACCAAGCGCGTCGCGAAGGAGTGCCCCTGGCTCAAGAGCCCCTACCGCTGGGATGTGGCCCTGGGCCCAAGTTACGGCGAATATCAGAAGGCCAAGGACTACATCGCCGCGCTCCCTCCGCCTGTACCCGAGGCGGCTTTGGATGGCTATAACGAAGAAGATATCGAGTACAACCTCATCAACCACGAAGAGTTCGACCTGACCCGAGAGACGAGTCAGGATCTGACGGTCGGGTAACCCCCGAGAAAGCGAGCACAGCATGACAACGATCAGCGTAGCCGACACTGAGACCACTGGCCTCGACCCCAAGCGTCACCGCATCATCGAGGTCTCCGCCGCGCGCATCGATGATGACAACTGGGACAACTTCCTGATCCACACGGTGCGGTTCCGGCCGTCCCTCGAAGACTACGCGCGCGGGGAGGCGCGGGCGTACGAGGTCAACGGCTACCGCCCCAAGCACGCCGACTGGGAGGACGCCCCGGAGTGCGACACCCCGGAGGCCGTCGAGCTCTGGGCCGAGATGGCGAAGACCCTCCACCGCGCGCCCATCGTCGGCTACAACACCCGCTTCGACACCGGGTTCATCTGGGAGGAGCTCGCCCGCCACAAGGTCACCCGGGTGGGCGGCAGTACGCCGTACGACGGGGACGACATCAAGGGCTCCCCCTGGGAGGGCCACAGCTGGGACGTGATGGACTTCTCGCGGGCGATCATGAAGAAGGCCGGGCGTCGGGGCTGGAAGCTCTCCACGACCTACGAGGAGGTCTGCAAGGGCCCGCCGCTCCCGCCCCACCGTGCCGAGGCCGACGTGCTGCGCACCCTCTGGGTGCTGGCGGAGGGAAAGGCCCAGTTCCCCGAGATCTGGCCTGACTTCAAGGTCAACAACGACGCGGTCAAGGAGGCGGTGACCGTCTGGGCTGAGCGCCGTCTGCGCGAGCCGGGTGGGATCCTCTTCTGATCAATCGTCTTCGTAGGCGGGGACTTGACTGCCCTGGTTGAGCTCCCCGCTCGCGATCTGTAGCGCGGTACGTGCGAACGTCAGCGCGTGCAGAAAGTCATCAGGATCCACGTTCGAGTGACGCCACAACTTCCGGGCGCCTGCCTCGCGTGAGGTGGTCTCTTCGTACTCCGCAAGGATGTGCGCGAAGGCCGTCTTCAGCAGCGCGGTAGGCTCCCGGGGGAACTCGATCTCGCGACGCACCAGCGCCATCATCATGGAATCGATCGCCACCGTGCGGTTCAGCTGGTAGCTCACCCGCTGCTTGTCCCATGCGACGTAGTGCTTGGCGTTGGGGCCCACGTACCGGAACTTGACGACCCGCTCCCTCGGCGTCAGTACGGAGCGCAGCATGTCCATGTTCATGTTGCCTTCGCCCGCGTCGCCACCCACCAATAGCGCTTGGCCCACATCGAAGTTCTTGATGATGCGGACGATCTCCTTGTTCTCCTCCACGGCGTGGATGCCGGGGAAGATCTTGAAGAACAGCACGCGCATCTTCCCAGTGTCCAGGCGTCCGAGGATGACCAGCACAGTGAAAGACTTGCCGTCTTTCCCGCCGCCTGACCAGTCGACCCCGGCCGACCGCCGAATGACACCCTTCATCAAGGTGGGGTTGGGTGTGTCGGACATCGGAGGGCCGACCGCCGCCTCCCACAGCATCTCCTCGGTGACAAGGCGCAGCCCCATCGAGTCCGAGACCCCCAGCACCTCGTTGCGAAACTTCGGCAGCGGGTAGGGCATGCTTCCGTAGAGCTTTCCGAGAACATCCTCGGTCCACTCCTTGCGCGCCTTCTCTCTCCGCTCCTCGTCGGTCCAGGCTTCCTGCACGCAGCGAAGCATGATGGGTCGGTTGATGTGGAAGCCCTTGTACTCCACATCTTTGTCGGTGTTGGTGTCGACCCAGATACCCAGGCGCGGGTTGAGGTGCTTCCCGCAGTGCCCGCAGATGGGGCCGTACTTCCCCAGCTGCTTCTCGGAGACGATGACTGAGTACTTACCACACCCCTGGCAAGGCATCGCCCACTCGGTCTGCGACGACTTTGACCAGAGCAGCTCGATGCCGTTCTCCATGGTCTTGGGCGTGCCACAGAACGACTCACGACGAATCTCGCTGTTCGACAGGACCTCACGAATCTCGGGGTAGACTGACTCCAGCTGGGTGTCCTGCACCTCGTCCAGCATCACGTGGTCGGCGTGATTACCGCGTACGCGGTCTCCATCCTCACAGGCATAGGTGAAGATGATCTCGGACCCGTTGGTGAACGTACGGGTGAGGGTTCGATTGGGCTGGCTGGGGTCGATGAAGCGTGCGGTGATCAGAGGCGAGTACTTGATCGCCTTGCCGACGCGCAGCGTAGAGAACTTGTTCGTCTGCTCCTCCGACGGTGTGGAGAAGAGCGACTTGTAGAAGTCGTTCCCGATCGAGTCCGTTATGAGGTCGGCCATCAACTTGATGGACTTGCCGACCTGACGCGAACACTTCAGGAGCGTTTTCTTGTAGACCCCGTCGTACGGGGCCACGAACATGGGGTAGTTCTTGAGGGAGAGAGGCTTGTTCTCCCACATGATCGTCCGCTCGACGATCTGCGACCGCGTGAGTCGGATTACCTCAGGCGAGCTCATGGCGGTGTCGTTCCCTCAGCGCCGCTCGTGCGCTCAGCTCCGTCGCGCAATCGTAGAGGTGGCCCAGCTGCACCTTGACCGCGTTGTCCGGGATCTCTGCGTAGGCGCGGCGTACTGTTTCGGCGTCCAAGGTTTTGACCTCTGACCACTTCCGGGCGACCTCATCGCGCAGCGTGTGCTTGGGGTCGTGATTGATCAGGTCCAACGACGCCTGAGCGAATCGAAGTGCATCCGGGGTGTACACCCAGCCATCGTCGTGAAGAACCACAGCGATGGCGGAATCCACATGGTCCGGATCGAACCCGTGGTCGTCGGTCATCTTCTGGCCGACGAGCTCTTCGATGTCGAGCACGGCCCACGCAAGCTCAGCGGGGGTCGGATGGTGGTGTCCGTCGCTGGATGCGGACACGCCGCTGGCCGCGACCGCAAAGGCGAAGAGCACGTCGTAGTTGTGAACCCACTCGCGGCTGACCTGGATCGTCTGGGCGCCCAGGATCTTCGCGGCCACGCTCGGTGTCCACTCGACGCCGCGCCGTTCCAGCTCGATCCGAAAGGTGTCGGGCTCGAAGTTGAGGGCCACAGGACCCAGCAGCTTGACGACCGCACGCCACGCGGAGGAGCACGCAGCGTGGTGGTGTTGGAGGACTTCGTGGGCGCTCATCACAGGCCAGTCGGCTGGACCCCCGCGCTCTGGAGACCTTGCTCCAGGGGCCCGAGCATGTCGGCGGGCAGCGTGGGCAGGATGGCCATCAGCAGCTCCGGATCGAGGACGCCACCAGGGGCGACTTCCGACACGATCTCGGGACCCAGCGTGTCGTGAAAGAAGCTCAGGGGGAGGCCCAGGATGCGGTTGGCCTCGTAGGTGTTCGGGCCCAGGTGCATCAGCTGTTCGCCCAGCTTGGCGGGGCGGTTGAACACGCTGCACAGCGGGTCGGGGATCGCCCGCTCGTAGTAGGCGTCCAGGCCCGCCCGCTGATCCATCTCCGCCAGGGTCTCCGCGACCTTGACCCGTACGGCGTATTCGCGCACAGCGTGGGGGTCTTCGTGGATGCTGTTCGCGAGGTCCCGGTACGCGACCTTCAGCTCTGCGGTCTTGCACAGGGCGCTCCTGGCCTCCACCGCCTGGGCCAGATCCTCCGGGTTGCAGTACGCGGCCATGCCCCACGCCTGGGCGCGTGGCGTGAGCTCCACCCCGAGCTCCTCGGCAGCGTGCGCGAGCTTGTTGAACACCCGGGCACGTGCGTCCAGGTTGATCTTGTGCGCCTCCTCGAAGAGGCGCATCTCGGCCATCTTGACCTGCTCCACCGTGTTGACGGGGTAGGTACCATCCTCGAAGATGCTGCGCGACGCCGAGGCGACCTTCACGTTCTCGACGGGGACGAAGATGCTGGCATCGACCCCGTAGGCGTAGAGCGCTTCCGCGATCTTGTGCATGACCCCCGCAGGCGCCCCCTGGTCGTGGGCGTAGAGGAACGACACCACGGCATGCTCCGGGGTGTGCGTGGGGAAGCGCTGCGCCGACAAGTCGGCGAAGGCGCTCACAGGGATCTCTTCCCGGGTGTCTTCGAACTCGGCGTTCTTCAGGAGCCCGTGCGTGCCGGGGAACTGGTCCAGGAGCTTGCGGAGGTGTGCGTGGGCGGCGTCGCTGTAGAAGTCGATCATGGGTTCCTCAGGGGACGAAAGTGGGACAGACGGCACGCACGTCGGCGAGCGCCCGTTGTTCATCAGCCAGGGCGCGGCGCACGTCAGCCTGGGCGCTGTCGCGAGACACTTGCAACTGTGCGCAGGTGTCCTGGCAGGCTTGGACGCGTACGGCGTACGTGTTCAGATCTGTGCGCTTCTGCGTGAGAAGGTTCTCGTAGCTCTCCGAGTCAGAGGCGAACGCTCCGATCTTCAGCACGAAGTCCTTGGCGTTCGTGGTGTCGGTCTCGGTGATCGCAACGACTCGGGCCCGAGCGCGCTCCAGAAAGGTCACATCCCTCAGCAAGATCGCGTGGACTGCGCGATCGAGGGCGCAGTCGGTGACGCAGTGCTCGTACGCGGCCTGTGCTGCCTCGTGAACAGCTTCCGCGCGCTGCCGAATCGTGACTGCATCGCTGTACGCCGCGCGCCGCAGGTCCTCCACGGAGAGCGGCGTAGATGGGAGCGGGTAGCTCTGCGTGGGATTGGTCTCGAACCCTGCCGTGTACGCGCGCCAGTTGGTCACCAGCTCAGAGAGGCGAGCGATGATCTGCCGGTAGGCGGCGTCGGCCGTGGCCGGATCCGTGTAGAGCGCGCTGAACGCGTCCGTGAGGTAGAATCCTTGCCCACGCCTCACCGCCTCTGCCCGGTCGGTCTGGTAGGCCGTGAGGTCGTCGACGTTGGCGACGCGGGCGAAGGGGTCCGCGTTGATGTAGTTGATCGAGGCCGCGTCAACTCGGACATAGAGCAGCCCCGACAGCCGTCGCAAGTCGATCGGGGACGCGACGCGTGCGAGGGCGTCCGACTTGGGGTTCAGCGGGTCCGTGATCGACACGACGAAGAGGCTCGCCGTGGGTAGGTCGTGCTTCTCCGTTACCCGGGTCGTGACCTCATACGCCGTACTGCCGTCAGCTTGTGGGGCGACACGGCGCGTCTGGATCGCAATAGGGGTGGTCACATGGGCTCCGACGGAAGAGTGTACACGGACAGCCCGGGGATATCCAGATCGACCTCACCCGCCCACACCTGGGTCAGGTCGGTGATACGCAGCCTGACGTGACTGAGGAACTCCACCAGGGCCCCGGGGCGCTCGAAGCTCTTGGTGGCGGTCGCGCTCAGGTAGCGCGGCTGGTGCTGCGAGAAGGCGTCTTCGCTCGTGCGCGGCAGTACCTCCAGGTCCGGAACGGAAGCGACTCGATTGAACGCGTCAGTCTCTCGCTCCAGCACAAACAGACAGTCGGGGATCTCACGTGCTTGCGCGATCGTGAGCGTGACGCGGTAGAGGTCTCCGTCCCGATCACGCGCTTCACGAATCTCTACCCAGGGTGCGGTCACGGGCCCACCGTTCGCGTGGTGAGGGGGAGGAAGCTGTCGACGCTGAGGACAGCTTGGCGCTGGAGGCGCTGGACTTCGGCGTACGAATATTCGAGGAGAGCAAGCCCCTCCTCAAGTGTGGGGGCGAGTTCCGTGTAGCGGACTGACCTCACGAGCGCTCCGGAGGTCTCGCGGCAGGTAGCGCCGCCGCCCACGCCAGAGCAGATGGTGAGGCCGTCGCGAATGCGAGCCCAGGACAGGTTCTTCATCCGCGTAGGGAAGTAGCGCGGTTCCTGACCAGAGAACACCTCCTGGACGCGGACCCAGGGGAATCGCCACGTTGACCCAGACTGATTGGTGGTGAAGTTCTTGTCCACGGTGGCGACGTTGCCGGTGTAGCTCAGGATCTGCGTCAACCCGTTGTACTGCGTGGTTGCGAACCCGACCAGCTCCACCCAGCGTCCGATGTCATCCGGTGTGAAGGTGTACCCAGGCAGCGTGATGGTCTTTCCGACTTGAACGCTTGGTGACCCGCCTGTGGTGCGATACGATACGTCATCAATGACAAAGTCCCAGTCGGTGTACGGAACCTGATCCTGTACCCAGTGGGGCGGCTGTCCCAAGATGCGCAACGTGTCGCCAAGTTGCATATCGGTGAACCATGAGAGCCCTTCAGCACCCAGCGTCCGCACGTCGAAGTACTTCAGCTCGGAGCGGGGGAGCGCCTGATAGTCCTGGAGGGTGGCAATACGCCGTAATGTCTCGCGCTCTCCAGCGGTGTCGATCACGTAGAGCGGGGCGTAGCTGCCCGGGTCGGTGGCGATGGCCGGAGTCCCGATGGGGTCGACCACCGGCACAGTGACCGCCCACTGGACCGCCTGATAGCCGTTCGAGCGAACGTACCCTTGTTGCCTGATCCGGAGTGTTACGTCGTGGCTCATGTGTCGGTTGGGGTCGATCCGGGTTTGCGAGCGCCTGCGCTGTCAGTAGCGGTAGACGGAGAGCCCCGTCGCGCGGTCACCCTTAGCATAGGATCTACCATACGAGGGGCAGCTCGACTTAGCAAGATCCGCGCGGAAGCCCTGGCGGTGCTTCAAGAGTTCCCGGAGGCACACTCCGCTGCGATCGAAGGTCCGAGCCTCGCCAGCACCCATCGAGAGTACGACATGGGCGAGGCTTCGGGAGTGCTCCGGCAACTCATTCATGAGCGATACGGCGTCGAGGCCCTCGTTGTCCCTCCCTCTTCACTGAAGAAGTACGCCACTGGCAATGGTGCGGCGGAGAAGGCGGACATGATCCAATACGCCGTACGGAAGCTACGCGCCGAGGTTGGCGAAGATGATGACGACGCCGCTGACGCGGCGATCCTCGCGCACCTTGCTTACAGCTTCACAACAAAGTGTCTCCCGAGCACAAGGCACGCCGCCGAAGTGCTCAAGCAACTGCGCACGCCGCCCCCCAAGAGGGCCCCGCGCGTGCGCCTCACACCCAGCATCTGAAGGACCCATGACAGAAACAAAGAGCAAGACACAGTCCTGGACCTACGAGCCCTACTTCTGCAAGACCGACTCCCCCTTCAGTGCGATCCACCGTACGCGACGGACGGCTCGGATCGCCCGGATGAACGGCGAGGTCATCTTCAAGCAGGAGAACGTCGAAGCGCCCGACTTCTGGTCTGACACCGCCGTCAACTTCGCGGCGCAGAAGTACTTCATCCACACCGAGGCGGTTACGGAGGACAGCGTCTTCGCGATGATCGAAGGCGTGGTGAAGACGATCGGCATGGCAGGGCACACGTTCGGGTACTTCAGGCACACGAATGAGCGCATCGCCTTCGAGAACGACCTCGCCTACCTGCTCATCCACCAGTACGGCGCCTTCAACTCCCCGGTCTGGTTCAACGTGCGCCGCTGGCACGCCTACAAGATCCCCGGAGGTCCGGGCAACTGGGCCGTGAACGAGAACGGCGAAGTCGAGCAGGTGGACGCCGCCTACAAGCGCCCGCAGTGCTCGGCCTGCTTCATCCACACGATCGACGACTCCCTCGTCGAGCCGGGAGGGATCGCGGACTTCGTCAAGGCGGAGATGCGCCTCTTCAAGTTCGGATCGGGTTCGGGCGCAAACTTCTCCAAGCTCCGGGAGAAGGACGCCAAGCTCTCGCCCGGGGGCCGCGCCTCGGGCCTGATGTCGTTCCTCCCGGTGTTCGACCGGGCGGCGGGCTCCGTGGCCTCGGGCGGCACCAGCCGTCGTGCGGCCAAGATGGTCGTGCTGGATGTCGATCACCCCGAGATCGAGGAGTTCATCGACTGGAAGGTGAAGGAGGAGAAGAAGGCGCGAGACCTCATCGCGGCCGGATGGAGCGGGGACATGGAGGGGGAGGCGTACAAGACCGTGGATGGTCAGAACGCCAACAACTCGGTGCGCGTGTCTGACAAGTTCATGCGTGCAGTCGTGGACAACGCGGAGTTCAACCTCACGTCGCGCGTCGATGGGCGCGTCGTCAAGACGGTGAGGGCCCGCGCGCTGTGGGACAAGCTCGCGTACGCCGCGTGGTTCTGCGCCGACCCCGGCATCCACTTCGACGACACGTTCAACGCCTGGAACCCCACCCCGAACGGTGGGCGGATCAACGCGACCAACCCCTGTTCGGAGTACGCCCACCTGGACAACTCCGCGTGCAACCTCGCGAGCCTGAATCTCGTGAAGTTCCTCGATCAGGGGTACTTCGACCACGACAAGCTCCAGGCCGCAGCGCGCGTGTTCATCATCGCCCAGGACATCCTGGTGTCCTTCTCCAGCTACCCCACCAAGGCCATCGCGGAAGGTGCCAACAAGTACCGCCAGCTGGGCCTCGGCTACGCCAACCTGGGCGCGCTCCTCGCGATCCGGGGAATGGCCTACGACAGCGACCAGGGCCGCGCGTTCGCCCAGAACATCACGGCGTCGATGATGGGCGCAGCGTTCCTGACCAGCGCCCAGCTGGCGGCGCGGATGGGGCCGTTCGCGGGGTACGAGGCCGACAAGGAGGGGGTGTGGCACGTGTTCCAGAAGCACACCAAGCACCTGCACGGCGGCGGGCACCTTACCTGGGATCTGGCGGCGGACCTCATCCAGACCTACGGACTGCGCAACGCACAGCTCACGCTCCTCGCGCCGACGGGAACCATCAGCTTCCTGATGGACTGTACGACCACGGGGATTGAGCCGCTCCTGAGTCACGTGCAGTACAAGCAGCTCGCGGGCGGCGGCGACGTGCGCATCGCGTCGCCGCTGACGCGCATGACGCTGGAGGCGCTGCGGTACGCGCCGGAGGCGGTGGCCAGCATCCTCCAGCATCTCGAACAGACGGGCTCCGTGGAGGGTGCTCCGGGGCTGGACCCCAAGCACCTCCCGGTGTTCGACACCGCCCTCGCACCGACGCCGGGAGGTCGCGTGATCTCGGCCCACGGCCACCTCGCGATGATGGCGGCGGTCCAGCCGTTCCTCAGCGGCGCCATCTCCAAGACGGTCAACCTGCCCAACGACACCACGGCAGAGGAGATCGGGAGCTACTACCTCCAGGCGTGGTCGAGCGGCATCAAGGCGCTCGCGGTCTATCGGGATGGGTGCAAGAACAGCCAGCCTGTGACGACCAAGGCGAAGGGCGTGGAGGAGACAAAGGCCGAGGGCCCGAGTCTCGTCGAGGCTCTGGAGGAGTTCAGCGTCGAGCGCCCCCTCCGCGAAGGCCAGCGTCACAAGCTCCCCACGGTCCGTCGCGGGCTGACCTGGGCCGTCAACCTCGACGGCCACAAGATCTACATCCGCTCGGGGGAGTTCGAGGACGGCGCCCTCGGTGAGGTCTTCGTGGACCTCGCCAAGCAGGGCTCGACCCTGGGCGGTCTCGTCGGCATGTGGGCCAAGGCGCTGAGCCTCGGCTTGCAATACGGCGTACCGCTGGCGACCTTCGTCGAGGCGTTCACCTTCACCCGCTTCGAGCCCTCGGGCACGGTCCAGAAGCACGACACGATCCGCCGATCGACCTCGATCGTCGACCTCGTGATGCGCGTGCTGGCGGTGCACTACCTCAAGCGCACGGACCTCCAGCACGTGCAGGGGGAGGTCGAGGAGGAAGTGCCTCAGCGTGCCCAGGTCATCACGCTCCTGTCGCCCAGCGCTCAGGCCGCGATGCAGTCCAACGACTCGCCCGCCTGCCGCGTTTGCGGCACGATCATGGTGCGTACGGGGGCGTGCTACACGTGCCCGTCGTGCGGAGCGAGCGGCGGCTGCGGCTGAGAGGGATCTGAGGAAGGTCTGAGAGGAGGCCCAGGGTCCGGTGAGGACCCTGGGCCTTTTCTTTGGCTGTCAGCTGAAGCCGAGGAGGCGCCCCACTTCGATGATATCAATCCGGGCCGAGGCATGCCCCGGCTTCGTATTGGTATTGGTGAGGCGCGTAAGCACCACGTTCGTCGTGCCATTCAGAGGTACGAAACCCGAAGCCGAGATCGTGCGGGCCTCATCGGCTCCCGCAGCCACCCAGGCCGTTCGCAGTGCGAACGTCGTCACTGCGGCACCGCTGCGGCTCAACACCAGTTCATACTCGACAGTACCTGCGGCGTTCGACACGACTGTCGCGCTGATGTGCAGGAACACCCCAACGAGTGTCCTCCCGCCTGCGGCGGCGCCTACCGCGATCGTGCGCGGGCTGGTGAAGTTCAACGCCAAAGCACTGTCGTGCGCGACCTCGTTCAGGGCGAACGACTGGATCGCCCCCACCTTCGCAGCGTTCATCTCCACGCCCTCGAACGCGATGCTCTTGGGCTTCACACGCAGCGTCACCGTGCCGGTGTTGCCGTTGGGCACCACCACGTCGAGGATCTGCTGCGTGTCTGCGCCGACGCCGATCACACCCAGGGGTGCCGCGTTCGCCGTGCTGTGGTGGTAGGCGCGGAAGCGCGTGTGGCGCCGGTCGTTGCCGGTGATCACGCCTGAGTAGAACGTGATGGTCGCCGGGTCCATCCCCGTGAAATCCGGGTTGGTGCCATCGAGGTTCAGCAGCGTCACCTTGTTCGTGCCGGTGTTGCACGACTTGACGGTGTACCACCCATCCTCTGCGTCTGCCGCACCTGTGAGTCCGCTGACCTTGGCGTAGATCAGCGGCACGGTGCCGCTCAAGCCGTCCGAAGCCACGGGGAAGGACGCGACCACCTTGATGAAGCGTGCGTTCGACATGGAGGCAATCGGCAGAAGCACCTCTCCGCCACCGCCATCCTCGATGTCCTCTTCGACGGTCAGGTAGCCGCCACCACCATCGTCGAACGCCAGGGGCTGCATCACCATGTGCGCCTCTTCGCGCACACCAGCCGGTGTCGCAGAGAGCGTGTTGCTGGCCGCGTGGAGGTCGGCGAGCGTCATCACCGCGCCCGCGCTGGGCATGCCTGCCGCTTCGAACTCCTTGCGGATCGGGAGCAGCCCGCGCAGCCGGTGCCCGAGCTCCGACACGCGCCCGTTGATGCCGATGAGCTGGCTCGCACCGTCGAGGCCGTTCAGCAGCTTGTCGATGGCCTGTCGCAGCGAGCCAGATGCCACCGAGAGCGCTGAGTTACCGCTTGCAGGAGTCCCCGTGACTGCCTCGACGCCGACGCGTCGAGAGGCAGACTGGTTCGTGGTCGAGTTCGCCAGCTGCGACACGATGGCGCTCAGGGCCGCGTTGACCGTACCCGCCGCGAGGTTCGGGTTCGAGGTGGCGGATGCGTCGGAATGCCACGAGCCGCTGCCTTCGTACCCCACGCGACGCGAGCCATCTGCGCCGCTCGTCGTGGCTGAGAGGGCGTTGCGCATAATGCGACTCTCGCCCAGTTCCAGGGTCTCACCCGCCGCGAGGCGCGTCCCCTCGGTGAACACGAACTCACCCTCGATCACCTTGCCGATCGGCAGCGCGCCCGGGATCTTCTCCGGCTCACGTCCCGTCGAAAAGAGGAGGTACCCCGAGGCAGGCGTCGTGTTCTGGCTGCGCGTACCGATGCGGTCCGTGGGTAGGTCCCACAGCGCCTGACGCTTCCCGCCGTTGAGGCCGACGCTGGTCCGATCCACGAGCCCGATCGGGTACGCGATGGCAAGCCCTTCGCCCTCACGCAGACGGTTGACGTAAGCCCCGCTCCCGTCCTGGATCGCGAAGAACGCATCGATCTGCGCCTTGGTGATCTGGTGTGCCTCGGCGTCATAGGCACCTTGCACCTCACCCCCGGTGAACGGAACTGGCACGTTCGTCGTCGTGCCCGTGGAAGACGCACGCAGGAAGTCCGCGACACCGTACGCGCCCTGCGACGTGCGGTCTCCGTTGATGAACGCGATGAGGTTCGCGAGCGTCGTTGCGGTAGTCAGCGTGCCGTAGACGATGCGAATCTTGGTGCGCGGGGCCTGGGTGATCGTTGCGGTGATCGTACCCACACCGCCCACCACCGCAGGATCTGCGATGAGATCGACCTGGATCCGATTGGCGCCGAGCGAGCGCCCGCCTGCGGTGGTTGTGAGGCTGTCCGCATCGAAGTACCCCCGCTGTCCGGTGTACTGCCGATGGGCGGTCAGGACGAGATCATCGACCGTAGGTGTACCCGAGTACGGGGTCCACGCCCCGGATGCGGAGGCATTCGCACAGTAGACACGCCCACCTTCGTTGCGCCCGCCGCTCTGTCGACCCGGCGTGAGCGCGGGGTAGATCCACAGGTTCCCCGAAGCGATCGTGAGGGCGTACTGACCGCTGGAAGGCTCACTGAACGTGAACGCACTGTCCGCGCGCAGGATCAGCGATCGGTCGTAGTCCGCGAGGTAGTTGAGGTCCTCCAGCGCGCGCCGGAGCGTCTCGGTCCTGGCGCGCAGGTTGTTGGGAGGGCGGTTGGACACGTCAGGCACGAACGGCTCTGTCGCGTACGGCTGGATCGAGGTGTTGTCAGCCTGCCCGCTGTCCCCGCCCTGGCGGAACGTGATCTGTTGGTCGTAGTTCTTCATGGGTTCACGCTGTGGTGCTGATGCGCCACGTGTAGGTCACGGACATCGTTCCGTCCTTCAGAAAGGCCGGGTGTACTTGGCGAGCGAAGAGGGTCCCGTTGGCCAACACCAGCCCCACCTCCGCGAGAGTCTGCCCGTTCGCCTGGGTGGTCGCGAGGGTCCCCGTGATCACCAGCTCGCGCGCCGCTGTGTTGTGGGAGAAGCTGGCGCCGTTGAGCGTGACTTGATCCGGACCGCCCACCGGGGCGCCCATCGCGATGTCGCCGGGTGTGGGGGGAGTCCCGTTGGTCCCGGGCACCAGCTTGCTGGGGGCGTAGTCGCTCGCCGTGATACCGACCTGCGCGAAGAGCGCCAGGAGGGCGTTCATTCCGACGTAGGTGATGGTGTTACGCACGGTCAAGCGAGTGGTGGGCCCGTCCGTACGCCGTATTGTGAGCGAGATCTCACCACGGAGGGGGAGCTTGTTGCGGCGGCTGACGCGTAGTTTCCTCACGGACCAAAGGTAAGTTGTACCGCCCGATCGATCAAGCCCGCAGTGGTGGGGGCTTGGCCGAGCGCCCGCACGATCGTGGGGTCGCTACCGCCATAGGCGACGTAGCCCTCACCTGCATCGAGAGGGTCCCCATAGGTCACGCTGCGGCGGATGCACACGAGGTACTCCACATCAACGGGGCTTGGGGTGATCGTGGTAGACCCGTGGATCGTCAGCACCCCCGCGTTGTAGTCGACCGTGTAGTCGACACCCTCCGCAGGCTTTCGACTGCCGACACGAGCTGCGTCTTCGAACCCCACCTTCACGAGCGTGGCCACGACCGCAGTCCCTGACGGGAGTGTCACCGGGAGTGTGTAGGAAGTACCCGCAGCGGGGGTGATCGTTGTCGTGAGCGCTTCGAAGCGGAAGGCGTCGCCCGTCCGCAGCAACATGCTCGGTGAGATGTACGCGAGGCTGTCGATGATCTGAATCAGCTCGGGACGCGAGAGGCCCAGGTCGATCGTCAGCTCTTCGTCCACCTCCAACGTGTCCGCGAACGTCGTCCCAGCCTCCACGAACACGAACACATGCGAGGGCTTCGACGCCCGAACAATGCTCGACACGTCCGAGATGACGCCACGAGAGAAGTCCACACTGGGGTCAATCCGGAGACGCGCGCAGTGGTACTTGAGGGCCTGATCCATCAAGATGAACGCGACGGAGCGTCGGAATACCAGCGGGGGGAGGCGTCCCGTGATCGCGCGTGGGGCTACGCGTCCCCGGGCTTCCGGAGGTGGGAAGTTCTCCAGCGTGACAGTGCGATTGTCGGAGTGAACCTGGAGGATCTTGAACGCACCTGCGAACCCCTCGGTCTCCAGAGTCACGTAGGTACCGCTGTCCTTCGCGGTCAGCGCAGGCCCTGGAGCGGTCACAACCAAGTTGATGGCAGTGCCGCCGTACCAGACAGCGGTGAAGGGGCGCGGCGTGCTCTCTCTTGAGTGGTCATCTGCGCCGATGTAGATGCCTGCGTCACCGATGTGCGCGTCGTCGAGCGCGCCGTAGACGTGCTCGATCAGCGCTGGAGTGACGGTTCGCTGCGCGGGGGTGCCCTCGAAGAGCTCCTCGGGGATCTGGATGTGGTGCCACCACGTAGGGTCGGTGAGGTAGTCATCGATCTGCACCGCCTCAGAGATGGGGTCGAGAGCAGGCAAACGGAGGCGCCCCCAGTTAGCGCTGTTGCGCAGGTCCCCGCGCACAGGCACGTTGAGCGGAAGGTCGTAGACGCCGCGATGGGTGGTGACGCGCTGCGTACCGCGCGGAGACAGGGACCAAGAGATCCCTCCCGCGTCGATCAACGCGTACGGCGTATCCAGTTCGATGGTAGTGGGGTCGTCCACGCCGACGATACGGAACGTTCCCTGGTTGCGGGCGATCGCGCCACTGAGCTTGATCCAGGCCCCCACGTCGGCCGCGCTGAAGGCGTAGTCCGACGGGTTCACGCGCAGACGGCTCGTGTAGACGCGGTGACGGCTCTCCCACTGAAGATCCGAAGAGCTGACCGCAGGTGCGGGCGAGACGGCCACGGTCGTCGCTGAGACGTAGCCGGTGATCACGTACGGCGTGGTGGCCCCGTCTTCGAACACCAGTAGCGACCCACCAACGTCCGACGCGAGGAACAGGGCTCCGGCCGCGCTGAAGCGCCCTGTGATGTGGGACAGCGCGCCCGTAGTGCCCTGCTGCGTGTCGAAGACGCGCGCCCCGCTGCCGTTGTACGGGAGCCCGCTGTCGTACCCGAGGAGCAGTTCGTTGGCCTCTCGCGTGAGCGGGAGTCCCAGGATCGCGTTGACGGCCGAGGTCATCAGCGAGAAGCTCGGTCCCGCGAGGAAGAGGCGCGAGACGGCCTGCAAGAAGGCGCGCTGCGCCTCGCTCGACTCTGCCTCCCGCAGGAGGAGGTCACCGAAGTTCTTCGCGAGGCGCTTCTCGTCCACCAGCGCGTCGGTCGCCCATACGGCGTACTCACGAACGGTGCGTGAGACATCGAGGGTCACCGGCTCCACCAGACGGACGTAGGTGTCGGAGGCGAGGACTCCATCCGAGGTGTGGTCGCGCGTCACGACGTACACCACGGAGGCGCTGGTCACCAGATCCCCCCGCAGGTATGCTGTAGCATTGGCGTAGGCGCCCCTCCAGCGGTACTGCTGGCGGGCGACCTCCAGGGACCACTCGTACCCCAGGCGGGCGGGGAGTAGGGGGTCCCACGCCGTCAGCACCGTCAGGCGCCCCTCGGTGTAGTCCAGGGTGAAGTCCACACCCTCCCGAACCACCTCCCCAGCGGGGTAGGTGGTGGCGGCGCCCAGCACGTCGACCGTGGTGTGCGCGAGCTTGCGTCGGGCTTGAACGGAGACGGTCCCGGGAGTGATGTGCTTGTGCTCCAGCGGGAGGGTGGGGCGATCCCCCGTCGTTGCGACGTACGTCACCCGGTAGACGAAGGTGGACGTGGCCTCGCTGAACTCACCGAGCGCGAGTTTGATACGCCCTGCGGCGCTGGGCGTTTCGAGGGCAACCAGCTGCGCGTAACGGGGGCGGGCCGGGCACTGGATGTAGACGTACCCGGTGGCGAGGTCGTCCCAGAGAGCAGCGTCGAAGCTGCCCCCCGAGACGTGGGCAGACAGAGCGCGCCACACCCGGCCCGACTGCCAGACGAGGTCGCCCACGGCGTAGGTAGTAGCGATGGCCCAAGCGCCACGGTAGTTCGCGAGACCGCTCACGTTCATCTCGCGGCTGCTCGCGATCGTGATCCCGTCGGATGCGTCCGCAGAGAGTCGGGTGACGCGCGTAGGGTGATCGAAGAGGGGCCGATTGGTCGCGGTGTTGTCGTACGGCGTACGCGTCACGTAGGCAACGCCGCCTCTCCGTGCAATCTCCTGGGTGACCCCAGGAGGTGCGTCGTTCAGGTGAAGCGTCGCGCCGTCTACCCCGGTGATGGTCGAGGTCACAACGCTGTTCCCAACGCGCCAGCGGAGAGTGTCGCCGGGGCGCACTGAGGAGAAAGTCTGCTGGAGTGGGTTCCGCCAAACCGCAGGAGATACCCCCTGGATGGTGCGACTCGGAAACGATTCGAGCGCCCCCGCGAAGGGGTTTGTGAAGAACTGGATCACGCCAGGGCGCACGGTGAAGTCCCGCAGTTCCAGGAGGGACGCTGTAGGACTGAGCACGCGGTTAGCCAGGAATCGAATAGATTGGACGGAGTCCCCCGCAAGAAACTCGTAGCGGTCATCCTCAGCGGAGGCGCCCTCGCGGTACCGGACAAGGTCTTCACGCACGTAGTACGGCCGGTAGAACTCGCGCTGGAACAATGGGATGTCCCGGAGGCTCGTGCCGAGCACCGTCTCCAGAAACAGCTGATAGGCTTGCGCCACGTTCACGGAGATGCCGTTCGCGTACGCCTTCAGCAACCCCTGGTCCTGGAAGTACATAGGCCAGAAGTCGGAGAGCGCCTTCAAGAACGTGGCGCTGTTCTGCGGCGTGAGAGGCATCAGCGAAGCTCCATGGAGATCAGGTCAGACGTGGTACGAAAGCGAGCGATTCGCGTCGACAGACCGAGCGTTCGCAGCAGGCGCGCGAACCCCTGAACGTCGCCTTGCGCCAGCCCCAGGTCCAGGTAGTTGGTGATGCGCGCACTGGTGTCTGAGCCTGGAATCAGCTCCACTCGATCATCGCTCTCGTAGTAGACCACACGACCGTCAGGCAGGGTCACGTTGTACCGAAGCGTCACCGGGTAAACGCTGGAGATGTTGGGGTCGCTCCGCAGCACCGCAGCCGTGATGTCGCTGGTAGAGAGGCCGTTGACCGAAGCGCTTTCCACCGCAGCGACGACGGCGGCGACTACAGCTACTTCATTCACCGCTGCGATGGCTTGGGTGCTGTCGGTACGAAGGTTCCCCGCCGCGTCGAGCTGGGGAATGGTGCGCTGCCGGTACGGAATCGTGCAGCTCACATAGACCAGGAAGGCCGCGCGCGTCAGGTAGTTCGCGTTTAGAACGCGCTCCGAATCCGAACGGACCAGGGCATCGATCACATCGAAGCCGAGCATCGTTTCGTAGGTCACGAGGACCTCGGTGCCTGCGAGAGAGGCGCCGGGCCAGCCCAGGTCCAGGTACTGAACAGCCAGCAGCGACTGTGACTCGGAGGGGGCCTGGACGATCGTCTGGAACGACAGCGGCTCCCCCGCCACAGGCGCACGTGTGAGCGGGCTGTTCCGCCGCACCGTGTAGGCCGCTGCCCCCGTCGTAGAGTCCAAGAAAGGAGTGAGCGACGCAGGTGGATCGGGCACCTCGACGCGCAGGATGTTCCCCAGGGGGCCTGCGGGGAGTACGACTGCGTTCTCGATCGAGAAGAGGCGCGTGGTCGTAGCCCCCGCTGCGACGTGCGCCGCCGTACGGTTGTCGAATGCGGGGTAGTTGTATCCGATGGAGTAGGTGAGGGCGGGGGACCCGTTTTCGTCCGTGGCGATCGAGAACGGAACGTCAGCCACCACGTCCAGTTCGTACGCGCGCACGGCGGCGATACGGAACGTCATCGGAGCCTCGGGGATGCCTGAGGTGACGTTCAGAATGTCCCCCGGAACGACACCTGCTCCGATGAATGTGCTGCCCGTGGGGGCGCTGTCCGCCAGGGTGATCACCCGCCCATCGGCACGGCGCGTAGGCTCCCCTACGACGAGGCGCTCAGTGACCGTTTGGATCGGCAGATCCACATAGAGGTCGACATGTCCGCCGCGATGCACCGGAGCACCAAAGATGCCCGGGAGGATCAGGTCTCGTCGCATCTCGGGCTCGCCCATGCCCACCGAACGGACGCGAGTAATCTCCGTGAATCGGTTGCGTAGCGTGGCGTCGTTCGAGCGAGCGTTGACCAGCGCGCGCAGAGAGAGCGCGGTCTCGGCGTTCGCGACCGCGCTCTCGTTCGTGTCCGGATCTTCCCCGGCGACGAAGTCCTCCACGTTCTCGGCGTAGGCGAGGTATGGGCTGATCGCATCGATCGATTGAAAGCGGCCACGCGCGACTCGGTAGGCGGAACCCGTGCGGGACGCGATGACACTGATGTCGATGGTCCACGACGTGACGACCCCGCGATCATCGTAGCGGGGCCGGAGCTCGCGCGCTTCGATCAGACGGTTCTCCGCGATGTTCGGGTAATAGACGAGCCCGCCCGCCTTCACCAGACGCGTGTTCCTCGGGAGGAGCGTGTCCACACGTTGCGTGAAGTGAAGCGTCGCCCAGCCGCGCGCGAAGGTGCCGACGCTGCGAGCGACGAACAGGTTCGCAAGGAGCGCGTCGACTGCGTCGTTCGCCTCGGGGCTGGCGGGGAGTCCCCGGAGATCCGCGAGAGACTGGCGGGTCCGCAACCCTCGGATCTGGGCGTGCAGATCCGACATCACGATCGCGTGAGGGTCGACGACCAAGTCGCCCAGAACCGACGACGGGGAGTAGTCCCCCGTCGTCTGTGTCTGGAGGATGTCGCGTAGCCGTTCGGCGGTGGCGGAGATCTCCGGAAGCGTAGGTGCGGTCATCGCACAGAAAGGATACGCGTCCTCAGGCGTAAGCGTAAGGCAGAACCACCTGCGCGCTGTCACCCGCCGCGTTGCGCAGCGTGACCCAGAACTCGATCCCGGACGGTGGGACCTCTACGAACTGCGCGAGGGCCGCGCTGCCGAGACGCTCCTCGGCTGGCGCTGTGACGTTGAGACGGTCGTACACGAAGATCTGATCGTTGGCGTCTTCGATGGCCTCGATCACGTAGACTTCGGTGCCACGCAGGTCCGCGATGTTGCCCCCGACGAGGTTCGAGAAGATAGTCCCCTCCGTACGCCGTACGGGATGCGACCCCTTCTTCGTCAGGAACAGCTTGAGCCAGCGGTTGATCAGCTTCTGAAGCCCTTCCACGATCTGTGGGTTGGTCGTGTCCAGGGTGAACACGGCGCGTGGGCGCTGACGTGAGGGATCCTTCAGCTGGATGTGCAGATCAACGCTCATTGTCACCCCACCGACCTGTACGATAGTTGTAGACGAACGGCCCACTGTTGGTGGCCGGTGCGATCACGGGAGTGAAGCTATCCGCAGCGGCCACATGTCCCGCCGCCTCCCCAGAGTGGTCGGCGTCTTGGAGAGAAGCACGGGCGCGTTGCACGAAGTGTCGCACACGCCCCGGCTGTTGCATCTGCTCGGATCGATCAGCGGCGGCGATGTCGGCATACGCCGCCATGACCAGAGAAGACTCGCCCAGCGTCTCCAGGTGCCCGAGCACAATCTGCGCTTCTGCGCGATGCGACTGCGCGGGCGGCGAAGCGCGAAACACCTCGGCGGAAGCGTCGTACACACCCTCATTGGTCACGAGAGCTTCGAAGTCAGTCTGCGCTGATTCGACACGGTCCCACCAGAGCGCAGTGATCGAAGCGACAGGTTCTTCGGCGCGAATCTGATAGGTGAGAGGGACTCCGGGGTAGATGGCCCGCAGCTTTGCGACCGCCACCGCGAGGGACTCAAGCTGCGCCTGGGTGGGAGGCACGTCCAGGATCTCCGTAGCTGTTCGGAGGCGATACGCTGCGCCCTCTACCGCCACACGCACCTTGCCAACGGCACCCTCCGACGCGACCTCTTGCGCAACGGACGCCGCGACGTAGACCGCGCCATTACGCGTCACGACAACGTGGTAAGCGTCACCGGAGCCTGCGCTACGAATACGCGCCAAGAGCGAAGTCGTCTTCTCCGCAACGGTCGTGTCATCGCCCAGGTCCGCCGCCCCCACGTACTCGGCGTCGGTGGGGAATGGGGCGATCCCGGTCGCGCCGGAGGCACGGGTCGTGCGGAGAGGTGCGGAGGACGCCAAGCGTTCCGCGTCGCGCTTCACACCGTACAAGACAAACTCGATCTCGGTCACCTCGCGCGGATCCTCCGGCGTGGGCATGAGGTTCGACGTGTCGGCGCGTGCATAGGCAAAGGGGCGCGCGACGTAGAACCCCACATCCGACAACCAACCGCCCGAGGCTTGTCCCGCAGGCGCAGCCCGGTTGAGATAACGAACAGCCCCCTCGCGGCGCGTGCTCGCGATCTGGGTGTGCGCGTTTCTCAGCACTTCGGACGGGCGCGTCATCGGAGTTTCTGTGCCTGATCGAGGAGCGTCTTGATCTTGCCGAGCTGGTGCGACAGTTGGCCCTGCGTGAGGTTCGTCGCCTTCATGATCTGAGCGCCGGTCGCGACGGGGGTGCCGTTATACCCCGTACGCATCTCGAACACCTTGCGTTGGATCGGAGGCATGTCGTGCCACGCGAGGTGCAGGACCTCCGGGTCGTCGAAGTGCTGCACGAAGGAGGGCCCTTCGCCGGATTCCATCAGCTCGCGCTTGCCCACTTCCTGCATCAGCTTCTGGATGCGCGCGGGCGGAAGGCGAAGGTGGTCCGACAGTTCATCCAGGGATGGCGGGCGCCCCAGCTGATCGGCGAGTCGTGTCTTCGCGCCGTTGATGCTGTTGAATGAGAGGCGAGTGGCCTCGGGGACTGCCAACGTAGATTGTCTTGCGTACGCCGTACGCGACAGCTTCATCAGGTGACTCGTCACGTGCGTCGAGAGCTGCGACGCGCCGGGTCGGTAGGTGCTGATGGCCTTGATGGCCAGCGCCTTCGCCTCGTTCTCCAGCAGGAAGCGCGGGGCGACGCTGGCCCACTGGTTCACCTTCTGCTGGATGAGCGGGTTGAGCTGCTTGACCAACGCGTCGAGGTCCGCGTTGCTCCGCGTCCGGTTCCACTGCTCCCACAGGATCTGATCGCGCGCGCGAAGCTCACTCATACGGAAGGACTCACTCGGTTACGGATCTTGTCGCGATAGTAGCGTAGCGCGACCGTCCAGTCGGCGCGCGTCTGTGGGTAATCCGCAGGGAGGCCCGAGACCGTCCCCGTAGGCTGGATGTCGGGCGGGGAAGTGTACCCGCGCTGCTCTGCGGTTGGCTCAGGCCCAGGGCCCGGCCGAAGTACGTAGATGTGGTCGTAGAATGCCGCCGTCTCACGCCGCCGCTCACCGCTGGTGAGGCTGAAGCCCGTGGCGCTGGTACGTGTCGACTTGAGCACGTCCGGGACGTTCTCTCCGGTGTACGAGAAGTCATTCCGCACGGGACCAACCTGGAACCCGCCTGCTTCCGACTGGAGCAAGCCGATCTGCTTCCCGCCGTGCCAGAAGCGGATGTACTCGTCGAGCGTGCAGCACGGACGCGCGGCGTACTGCATGGCCACGTCGTAGCTCGCGAACGCTTCGGCGTACCCGTTTTCACGCGCGGCGAGCACTCGATTCGGGTCGATCCCTTCGGAGAAGGTTTGCGTCGTGGTCAGGTCTGTCCCGTCGCGCTCCGCCCGAACCTGGGCCTGCGTCGAACGCCCCTCGATCACGATCTCGGACACGCGCCCATTCGCCTCGGCGTATCCAATGGCGTCGGCCCAGCGGAACGCGGTGGCTCGGCGTCGCTGGCTGTCGCTGTACGCCGCAGCGGTCGTCGGGTTGTTGATCGTCACCGGGTTGAGGTTGCGCGAGCCGTACAGCAGCTTGCTGTAGAACTCCTCGGCCGCTGTCTCATCCTGAAAGACCTCGCGCAACTCCGGAATGATGTCCGCAGGTGCGCTGGTCACGCGGGCCGCAAAGCGGTACGCGTCCGCCTTGATGTCGGTGAGCATCTCGTAGAACGTGCGTGCGTAGCCGAACTGCACAGACGTGCCCCAGCGCGCTCCGCCCGTGGAGATGGAGGCAGAGTGCGTCACGCGCTGGACGTAGCCCACGCAGTGGATTCCCGTCGCCATCGAATCGAAGATCATCCCCGGGAAGCCTGGGATGATGTAGGGGTTGAAGAAGAGCTGTGCGCTGGCGTTGCGCTTGGAGTAGCGGGACCTGATGTACTCGAACTGCGCGTAGATGCCGAAGAGGTCGGCGAAGGAGTCGCCGCTCTGGGCTTCTCCCGTCGTGGTCGTGGTATCAGGGCGACTCGTCACGTTCTGCGTGGTTGTCTGCGTGGACGTACCGGGAGCCCCCGGATGTACCGCCACCGTAGGGGCTCTACGAACCACGTTCGTCACAGCAGTAGAGGGGTACGGTAGCGGGTTGTTCCGAGAGAGAATACCGCCACGCCCAAGCGCCACCTCTCTCTCCAGGGTCACGTGGATGTGATCGAAGTGATCCATGGACGCACCTGGAGAGGTGTAGTGACGAGAGGGCCTCCCAGCGCCCCAGATTGTTCGAGCATACACAATATACGCAATACCCAGCGCCTGCGCGTTCTGGACCAGCCAGTTCGCAACGCGGGTACCGACTTCCAGGTTGGGGCGTCCTTGAATCGGCGGAACGGTCAGGTCAAGCGCCATTCCGGCATTGTGGTCATCGACGTTGGCGCCCACCGCGAGCACGGGTCGTCGATCACGCGGACTCACCAACCCAATCGTCCTGTTGGGGCGCTGCTCCCGCCGTGAGAAGACATCCGGGAACCTCGTGTAGAGGTAGTCGCGAAACGCCTTCGTACCACGATGCGGCTCCACGAAGTCGGTGCTCTGCTGGGTCAACCCGTCACCGCTGGCGGACTTACGTACCCGGGTATACGTCGTACGTTGTTCCCGCCCAGTGGCCTCGATTTCATCAGGCAGTAGCCATCGGTAGGGGTACGAGGGGCTCTCCTCAGCACGTACCTCTCCACCGCGCGCACGCCCTCCGCGTCGGTCTTGCGCGATGGGTGGAGATGCGCTTGCAGTAGCTTCAGCGGTAAGCCCCTGAAGGACAGATGCTACGGGAGTGGTACTAACCGGAGTGGCCTGAGGTTCCCGGGGGTTGTTGGTGGTGGGCGCGGGCTCGCCTGTAACCGGGTCCGCCTGCGCATTCGAGAACTGCCGCAGCATCTGAAACCACGCAGGCAGATCCACCTTCGTGACCACGGGCCCCTTGAAGAACTCCTCCGGCCAGATGAGGAGATTCTTCCCAGACTCCGAGGGGCCACTGGCCGTCTGGTTGTCCGATCCGACTCGGTGATGCAGGATCGCGTTGACCTCTTCGGGGTACCCCACCGACAGCGCGTGCAGCATGAACTCGCGGTTGGGGCCGGTCGCGCGCAGGAGGTTGGTCATCACGGAATCGTTCACGAGGCTGCGCGTCGGCTGGCCTGCGAAGTCCTCGTTGAACCCCCAGCCTTCACTGATCATGCTGGGGAAGATGATGTTGCAGGCAGGCGGCTCCCCGAAGAAGTTCTGCGGCTTGACGAAGTATTGCGCCAGTCGGATGGGCGTGGTGGGGTTTATGCCCTGCTCAACGCCGCCCTGAGAGTTCGCAGGCATGCGAACGCTGTCTCCAGGCTGAGAGGCGCGATAGAGATCCGCCTCGATCGAGGGGAGCGGAGTCGGACCCACAGGTGCGGGGTTGAACTCGGGCAGAGGAGCGCGCTCCGAGATCGACCTCTGGTCGCGTAGGGGCGTGGCGTAGCGCGGCGCCTCGATGATTCGACCATCGGTGGGGTTGGAGGTGGCACCGCCGCTGGTGTCATTCAGCTGCACCATCACGGAGCACGGGTTCGGGATCATCCCGATCTCCATGTTCACAAGCCCGAGCACTTGCTGAAAGAGATTCCAGATGTTGCCCGAGTTCCCGACCTGAGAGCTCACGTGGCGCTGCATGGCCGTCAGCGCTTCGGAGTTCCTGGCCGCGTTGAAGATCGGGAACACCCCGATCCGCTGGCTCAGGTTGGCTGGGTCTTCCAGCATGGGCAGGCGCACCCATCGGTTGTGGAAGCTGGTGGTTCGAATCCATCGCGCGAAGAAGTTCATCATCGGCGCCGAGCGTCGAGAGTCGGGCACCTCAGAAGAGATGCAGCCACGAATCACGTTCGTGACGAACTCGTAGGGCGCCTGGATCGGCGTGGACGGAGACACCTCCGCACTCGACGCAGGCGCAGCGCCGGAGTAGCCAGCGGTCTCAGATGCCGCTTGTTCTGCGGTGGGTGTAAGCCCCTGGTGGAAGAGTCCGTAGGGGTAGAAGGGGCCCGGGGTCGTCGCGACGGAAGTGGCCGCAACATCTGGTGACCGCGAGGCGACGATGTCGTCGACATTGGTCATGTAATAGAAGTAGAGCTGCTCAAAGATGCGCGCGTGCGCGACGCAGTTGAACGTGATCGCGCGACCGCCGCCCACGTTCGTGAAGCCCCACGAGGTGATCTCGCCATCAACCAGGAGTCGGGGCTCCGGCTTGCTCGGATCGTACCAGTGATCCAGGTAGAAGATCGCTACCTGAACGCGGTCCTCGGCCCCCAGGCGCTCGATGGACGGGTCCGGGAGGAGGTGGATACGGAAGGTCGGGAACGCCCATACGCCGTAATCGACATCGAAGCCGATGATCGGGGTGTAGAGGCCGTTGATGTAGCAAACCCAGGCGGCGAGGTAGAGCGGATTAGTCGAGAGGACCGACCCAGAGCGGGCGGCGTTGGGGTCGAAAGCCATGGTGCTCCTCAGCGGTGAGACACGAGTAGAACACAGAGCGCGCCAACTTGCTCCACCACAGAGTCAGAACGCCACGCCGCGAGCAGGGAATCCAGTTCGGCCGGGTGCGCGCACTCGTTGAACAGCGGGACCGCCAGGGGGCGCACATCTGCCACGAGTTCGATCAGCGTCGCGTAGCTTGGGAGGTCGGCGGAGGCCGGATCCGGGGTGTTCTCGCCGTACCAACGGATGAGCCCGCCGATCTCCGTACGCCGTACGTAATACGGCATCAGGGAGGCGAGGTTGGGGCCGTCAGAGGAGGGACGGAGCGCGCCCTCGACGAGCCTACGCGCGGCCTCCAGGAGTGGATGACTGGTCGGGGTGATGTCGGGCAGCGCGCCGATCCGCAGCGGGCGCTCACCGACAACCAGGGTTCGCGAGAGGGATCCGCGATAGACGATCGAGCTGACGCTGACGCGGAGCCGTGCGCGAATGACCACACTCTGGTTGTACTGGTAGAAGCGACGCGGGCGTACGATGGCGTAGCCCTTGGCGTCGATCACGCCAGTGAAGCCCTCGTAGTTGGGGCTGTTGATGACACCCTCTTCGATGGCGTTCTCCCCGTTCACCTGGAGGTCCATACCGACGACGGTCCCGCCGTCAACGCTGGCTTCGGTGAGAACCCAGGGCCTGCGTGCCACGTCCCGGGATCCGGCTGTGGGCTCGGCGTTCTCCAGCGTCTCCGTGAGATAGACGTGCGCGCCGTCGCGCTGAATGCTGTTCGTCACGCTGTCGGTGTAGCTCACCGACCACACGACGCCCGCCGCGTGTGTCCAACCTCCCGTCTTCGTCAGCGTGGCGGTGAGTGTGTCGCCGCTGAGAGTCACGGAGCCCCCGTACCCGGACGAGATCGTCGTAGTCGTTCCATCCCACGCGAGGACCGTCACGCCGCCGACCTTCATCGCCAGCGAACGCCCACTCGCGTTGAGCTCGATCGAGAACACAGCGACGATCGGCGTGTTGGCGGCGACAACCGCCCGATATTCGGGGGAGGTGGACTGAAGCGTTGACCTCATGTTCCGTGCCCTGTCGTCTCAGGGTTGGGTGCGCTACGGACAGCGGGCGGCAGCTGGGTCGGGGTGGGGGTCGGGGCAACGTTGGTCTGAGGCGCGGGACGGGCCATGCGCCCGTTGGCGGCGGTCAACTCAGTCTGGGCAGCGGCGACCGCAGTACGGGCCCGCGCGAGATCCGCGCGTGCGACATCCCGTTCTGCTGTCGTCGCGAGATACGCGGTGAGATCACCCCCACGTCCCGCATCCGACAGGAGCGTGTTGGCGCGTCGATCCAGGTCATTCACCCGCCCCTCAGTGACCGCAAGCTGCGACTGAGCCATCCTCAACGCACTCTGCGCATCCGTCACCCCTGCCGCCTCCTCCGGCGACACAACCAGATCCGAGGGCGCCGCAGGCGTCTCGGCGACGCGTGCGTCTGTCTCCCCGCGCTCGATCTGCTCGTCCAGGTCGTTCGGCGTGCGCACAGTGGACGTGTGGATAGGGCGCTCCACCACCACTCGGGAGTCCATCGGGACTGCGTTGAGATCCGTCGCGAATGGTGTACCGACGGAGGTCGGGATCCAGGATGAGGTGTATTCCACGATGGTCAGCCGCTTGAGGAGCAGCGTCATCTGGAATGGAACCATCACCTCGAACTTGGATTCGAGGTTGATGTTCAGCGAAGTCAGCGCGCCCGTCAGGATGAACGAATCCACCTTGAGGCTGACGACCTTCTGGCGCCGCGCCAGGGCCGTTGCGCGCAGCAGGTTCAGGTAGAGGCGCACGAAGTACGTCGCCTGATCGTCCTGGACGCTGTTGATGAAGAACCCCTGAAGCGGCACGGACACCGGGGCCTGATCGAAGGCGTAGGCGACGTAGTTGCCAGAGAGCGCCTGACCAACCTGGATCAGTTCCTGGAAGGGGAGTCCTGCACCCTGGAGGACGAAGTCGACGTAGCCCTTGGAGCCGCGAGGGTCCCCGATCAATCGATTGAGCACCGCGTCGCGCGCGATCACCGGGTCCGACACCGAGCTCTTGAACAGATCGATCTCGTTGGGGTCAACCCGAATGAAGAACCGACACAGGGTGTCGCGGAAGTTGTCGGGGCGCCCGTCGCCGTTGTTCTTGGCGTACTTGGGGGTCATCCCCTGGAAGTCACGCGCGAACACCCCCTTGGCGCTGGAGCCGCCAGGGCCATCGCCACCCGGAAGAAGTCGTGACATGCTCAGCTCGTGCTCTGGTAGAGCTCAAGGTGCCCCTGGCGCCGCACGACCTCGCGCGCCAGTCGGTACACCGAAGGGAGATCGCTCGCGGGGGTGCGGTCGGCGAGATACGCGGAGACGAGCGCCTCGTGCCGAGAGGTGAGCAGGATCGTCGTGGAGGCCGGAATACGGCGTACGGGAGTTTCGAGACTCACATGGGCCTCCCAACGAGCGAGGAGATGTTGTTGCCGCTCGCCACTTCCCTTAGGTTACGCGCAACGTCGTTGAGCTCCCGCGACGCTTCCAACAGGGCGTCCCCCGCCTGCCCGATGCCTGCGCCACGAACCACGCCCTCAGTGTCGCGGCTCTCACCGCGTCGCATCCGTGCCTCCCGCTCCTCAGGGCTCGACGTGCGCAGCTGCTCTGCCACCCAGCGCGCGCGGGCGTTGTCCTCGCTGCCGACCATGCGGCGGAACCATGCGCCAGCCCCCTTGCCGAGGCCGTCGGTGGAGTTGTACTCGGACTCCAGGCGCTCGGTGTCGCGCCCATCGCGCTCGGCGCGCGAGTAGATGTTCGCGAAGCCGCGCTGGTCGCCACTACGGATCTGTTCGAGCGCCCGCGCGTAGCCCTCGCCTCCGCGCTGCTGCCGCATGCGCCTGATGGCATCGGGGGAGAGACCGTTGGCGATCTCTCGCAGGCGGGCCTCGCTGAAGTTCGACTCGGTCAAGCCGCTGAAGGCGTCTCCGATCTCGCCGCCTGCGCCCCTGAGCCCCGCGAAGCCCGCCAGGACGCGCCGCCCGCCAACATCACGAAGGCGGGCCTGCTCGGTCTCACCAATGTCCGTGAGCCCTGAGCCGCGCCCGATGAACCCGCGCGCAGCTTCTTGCGCTCCGTCCGTGTTGAGGTGACGCCGACTGATCCCAGAGGCGCGTTCGGTGATGACTGCGAGATCTTCCCGAGACATGCCCTGATCGAGGGCCTGTCGCACCATTCGATCGATCGAATGTCTACCCGCGCGTCCCAGGGACCCGTCCCGTTGCATGTTCCCGATCTGGGCGAGCGCCATCCCCGTGGTCAACTGTCGCGTCAGCCGGTTACGAGTCGACCCCTCGGCCCCCAGCCCTTCCGATTCATCTGAGATCGTGCGGAATGCGGCTTGGCCTTCTCGACCAACGTCACCCATGAGTCGGCGGTACCCGGACTCGGCGTCGTCGCGCATCCGGCGCATGGGAGCCCCAGCCTGCCCGAAGCGCGAGGCGCCTTCGCCTGTGGTCTCCCAGGCTTCCCGCTCTGCGTCCGTCTCACCGTACATCCGGCGCATGACTGAGTGCTGCGCTCGAATGCTCGACTGCTCCGACTGCCAGCGACGGCTGATCTCGGTGTCGCCGACGCCCTGCGCTCGGAGCGTATCGCGAAAGACGCGCTCCAACGAAGAGCCCGCGATGGCGCGAGACCCCACCATCCCGGTGAGGTTCCCGAGCGCCACACGTCCCGCGCCGTTGGCGTTCTGTGCGAGTTCGGACGCGCGCTGCGAGAACTGCGAGAGCCCCTCCATCCCACCGAAGGTCTCGTTGACGCGACCCATCGCACGGCGCTGCTCTGCGGACGTGGTACTGAGCATGCCGCTCGCGTAGTCGCCGCCTGCTGCGTAGTCGCGGGCGGCTCGGTTGCGGAAGGCGTCGCTGCCCATGAAGAGCCCGTCAATCGCGGCGAGCGCGCCACGAGAACCACCGGCCCAGGCGAGGTTGGTGCCGTAGCCGACACCGGCCACGCCGCCCGGTAGCCCACGTGCTCCGCCAGATCGCCCATCGAGATACTGGCGAAACTCAGAGCTACGCACCACTTCATCCAGGCGACGGCGACCGGCGTCGGTGGTCGGTGCCCCGTCACCATCCATGGTCTCTTCACCGCCGAAGGCGCGGCTCAGCCCGACCTCTGCGTGGTGGAACGCGTGGCCGACAGCGCCGCCAATGCCTCCCAGCGCGGTGTTGCGAAGCATGGTGTCGATCGTGCGCGGCGCACGCATACGGCGGTTGCGGTCAGCGTTGGCGCGCGACTCACGCTGCTCAGTGCGCAACTGATCTTGCTGCGTCTCCCAGTAGGATCCCGACTGGAGTTCATTGAGGCGCGCGAGCGCGGCGGTTCCCTGCATGCCACTCATCTGCGCCGCAGTCATGAAGCCTTCCGCGCCGCCCATCCCCATCTGTCGGGAAATGTTCATGATCGAGCGGTCTTCGAGGTTGCGGCGTGCGAACGGGCCCTGCTGTTCGATGAGACGCCCCACGGTATCTTGGATCATCGGCTGCATGCCCACGGCCATGCCCATGCCGCCCACACCGAGACGCCCCGCGATGCCACTGAGCGTCCCGGGGCCTCGGCTGGTGAGGCCAAACACGTCGGTTCCGCCGCGCAGATAGGACTGGACTGCACCGCCGCTGAGACCGCCACTGGCGCCCATGAGCCCCATCGCGGTCATGGGCAGCTGCAACTGCGACGCGGAGAACGTCGAGTTCAGCATCGAGAGTCCCTCACGTCCGCCAACCAGCGAAGCGAGTTGAGGCGAGAGGGCGCCCTGGTTGATGGAAGACGAAGCCTGTCCGTAGGCCCCCATGCCGACCTGAACACCGAGGCCCTGGCTGAGGCCCATGCTCTGATACATCTGCGAACCGAGCGCGCCACCGATCTCCGACAGACCCTGAAACGAGGTGCCTGCCATGCGTGCGAAGGTGCGCCCTGCTGACACCGCCGACATGGTCTCTTGCAGGTTCAGGCCCGAGTTCCGAAGAGAACCCATCGTCTGGATTGCTCGCTGGATGTCAGGCTCGCGTGCCAGCTCCATGAATGCAGACACGCTCTTGGCGATCTCGCGCACACGCGACGTGAGGTTCTGCGGTGAGGTCGTACCCGAGAGAAGTCCGTTCTCCGCCGAGGACTGCGTGATCTTGAACACGTCCTGCTGGTTGAATCGGTTGAACGTCTCCCGCCGAAAGCTGGAGTCATTCGCCATGTTCCCCAAGCCCTGCGCCGCCTCAAGCGACGCATGGTGGGAGAACCCAGCCCCGCTCGGATGCAGGTTCGTGCCAGAGTGGACGAACGATTGCGAGAGGTGTTCGAGACCTTGCGCGGCGCCCTGGATCGCCAGACGCGGCGCGCTGACGTAGCTGCCGTACATGTTCTGCGCGCCGCGCCCGATGCCCATCGACTCTGAGAGGAGCGCGCCCCCGGCAGCGCCGATAGGCCCTCCCATCATGCCGCCGATCGCGGCCATCCCCAGCGTGGTGCCAGCGTGGATGGCCGAGCCCATGTTGGCTTGGCCCAACGCCCACCCGCGCATGTGGTTGGCCTGCATCTGGGCGACGCGGGACCCGTACGGCGTATCGAAGGCAGGCTGGATGGGGGGAGGCGCGTAGGGCGCGGCCCCGAGACCCTGGAGACCCGCGTACGCAGGGGGTGGCGTAGGCGCGAAGGCCGCGAAGGGGGACGGGCGCCCCATCGGGCTCCCGTACGAGAGCATGTTCGAATAGGGGCTCGCGGGCGCGTAGGGGTTGAACGGCGCCCCGGCGCCCATCGGCGTGATGAACCCCGTGGGCCCTTGGAAGAGCGGAGACGTGCCGAACCCAGGCGTGTAGGTGTTCGTGGGGAACATCCCGCCCCCGTTCAGCATCTGGTTCCCTTGCATCGCGATCATGGCCGCGAACTGCCCAGGGAAGATCATCTGAGGGGCGGGAGGAGCGCCGGAGCTGGGCATGAGCCCCGCTTGCGCCTGCATCGAGTTGTAATCCGGCACGTAGGTAGTCTACGTCAAACTACCTGTCCGTGAAACCTGCGACGCGCTTCACGAGTTCGGCTTGCTCAGCCTGCCTGCGGATCTCGGCCATCCGCTTCTCTCTTGACATGCGCTCCTCCTCTCGGATGCGCTCGGGCATGTAGGCTTCCTCGAAGATCTCGTCTTCCACCAGTTTGGTGAGACGTGCAAAGCGGGCCTTGATGTGGTTGTACGCCTCCTTGCGTACGGTGTCGTCCACGTCGCGCGGCCACAGCAACGCCGTCACCTCTTGTGTGAGGATCTCGAAGGCAGAGAGGGTGGTTACCTGCTTGATGTACTCCCGGTTGCGCTCTCTGAAGAGCATCTCCTGCATGATCACGTCCTGGAAACTGCCCGGGGGCGGGAGAGGCACTCCGGACGCCAGAGCCTTCCCCCGGATTGCACCCGCCGGGCGGCTCAGAAACTTGAGGGCGCGTCTTGCGAGAGCGCCGCGTAGACCGCCGCATCGAAGCGAGACACCAGGGGGTAGAGCGCCTGCCCCAGGAGCGAGTCCTGAATCTGTGCGATCTGCGCGAACGCCTGATCGAGCTTCTTCGACGCGACGGCAGGCTCGTCCGAACGTTCCACGACGGGGAACGTGGTGGAGCCGATCCGCACGAGCGAGCCAGCGAGCGCGTAGCGGAAGGCCAGCTCGGCGTGCACGTTGGGGTCATTCGACCGCAGCGCGTCGAGGGCCTCGTTGTGTCGCGTGCGGTGCCACGCGAGTCGCGAGCGCAGCGTCACCGAGAGCTTCCCTCCGTAGATCTGGAAGGTCTTCTCGAAGTAGCCCTTCGTGAGCATCTGTGTCAGGATCTCATGGGCCTGATCGACCGAGATCCCAACGGCCTTGAGTCGATCCTCCCAGGTGATCGGCTTCTCCTCCTTCACCGGAGGTGCCACGTCGGCCACCAGGGTGTCGGAAGGCGTACCGCGTACGCCCGCCTCGATCTCGTCGATGTCATACTTGCCCGGTGCTTGGATTGCCATGAAAACGCCACCTTTCGTGGTAGAAGTGTCTGTCTTTACCCCCGGAGGCTCTGAATGGCAATCGAAGACTGGTTCACTGATCCCGCGAAGGGGCTCGTTCGCTCTGTGCGACCCGCCCAAGTCACCATGGCGAAGACCGTCGATGACATCATCCAGAACGGCGGCATCGCCTTCATCGAGGCCGGTACGGGCACCGGCAAGAGCTTCGCCTACTCGGTGCCTGCGATGGCGTCGGACAAGCGTGTGGTGATCTCCACCGCCAAGAAGGCCCTCCAGCAACAGCTGATCGGCGCGGACCTCCCTCACGTCGCCTCGCTCATCAACGCGCGGCCCTACGCGAGCATGAAGGGCAAGGGCAACCACGCCTGCCGTCTCCGCTGGGCCGACCTCGCATCCACGACCGCCTTTCAAGATGTCAACCCGGAGGAGGCGAAGATCTTCCAGGCGTGGCTGGATCAGTCCGAAGACGCCGACATGAGCGGCCTGCCCGACTACAAGTGGCTGCACCACGCGCGTGTCAGCGAGTGTGTGCGCAGCGCGTGCCCGTACGCCGAAGGATGTGGCTACCTCAAGTCGCGCAACAAGGGCACCTTCGCGCAGGTGCTCGTGGTCAACCACGCCCTGCTCGCCCAGGACCTCGCGATCGGCGGGGGCAAGATCCTCGGCCCGTACGACGTATTGATCATCGACGAGGCCCACCAAGCCCCGAAGTTCTTCCGCGATGCCTACTCCCTCCGCCTGACGCCGCGCCAGCCGGAGCACCTCGCTCGACTGCTGAAGGACACGCAGTACGACCCTGGGACGCGTCTGTTCGCGATCTACGACGCGATCTTCGCGGAGGTTCCGAAGCGCAACCAACACCTGGGGATGAGCGGCCCCCTCGCCTCGCACTTCGTCCAGCTGCGGGACCTCGCGGGCAAGGCGCTCTCGGGCATGCAACGCGCGGACATGATCGACGACGACGAGGGCTTCATGGGCGGCGACGAAACCAGCGCCCGCATCAAGGCGCAGCTGCGGAGCGCCTCGCAGATGCTCACGCAGATGCGCACGCTCGCCGAGGTCACGCTCGGCGAATACCAGCACCCGTTGGGCGATCGGGTGGATTGGGTCAAGTACATCGAGAAGGGCGCGCGCGATGAGTGGAACATCGTGACATGTCCGGTCGAGATCGGCCCCCTCGTCGCTCCGGCGCTCCTCGGCATCGGTCGCGTCGTGGTGACCAGCGCCACGCTGTCCGTCTTCGATCGCATGGACTACATGGCGCGCGAGTATGGTCTGGCGCCCTCGCAGATCAAGCACTCGGTGATCCTGCCGTCGCCCTTCGACTACAAGACCAAGTCCGCGCTCTACGTCGCAGCGGACTCCCCGGACCCTGCGGAACGCGGCGGGGACTACTACCGGAAGATGGCGACGTGCATCCACGAGCTTCTCGTCGCATCGAACGGCGGCGCGTTCGTGCTCTGCTCCTCCACGGATGACATGCGCGAGCTCTACGAGGCCATCCGGAAGATGTACTACCCGCTGCCCTACACGCTGACGCATCAGCGCCCTGGCGTCTCGTTCGAAGACACGATCAACTGGTTCAAGTCCGCCAAGAACAACGTCCTCATGGGGCTGAAGACCTTCTGGGAGGGCGTCGACATTCCGGGCGACACCTTGCGCCTCGTGATCATCCCACGCCTCCCGTTCCCGAACCGTGCCGACATCCTCCTGGGTGCTCGGAAGGAGGTGTACATCAATGCGATGGTGGCCAACGGGATCGCGCAGAAGACGGCTGAGATCCGCTCCTGGGAGGCGTTCGATCTTCAGGAGGCCGTGATGGACCTCAAGCAGGGCGGCGGACGCTTGATCCGCACCGAGGACGACCGTGGCGTGGTGGCGCTCCTCGACCTGAGGGCCCACTCCAAGCCCCCGGCGCCCGCCAAGGCCAAGGCATACGCGGGACGGGTGAGGGGGTCGCTCCCCCACCCGTACCTGCAAGACAAGGCCATGGTCCTGAACATCCTGCGTGCCCTGGGGGCGCAGGCTACGGGGGCGTGATGGACTGCCCCTTCTGCGGACAGCGGCTGGCGAAAGAAGACAAGGTGGGGCAGGCCCACCGCTTCTCTCACATGCGCAACGGGCGTCCACAAGGTCAGGACGCTCCGCTGGCCTACCACACAGACTGCGGGAACCCGAAGCTGCCCTGGGTTCACAAGCAGCTCAACCCGGGACGCCTCAAGGTAGAAAGGCTAGGATTGGTCATGCCGACAGCACCGAGCTACCAGTGTCTGAAGTGTGGAGAGCCGTTCCGCAGAGGGGACCTCCTCGGGGAAGTCCTTCGAGTACAAGAGATCGATCACGACCCGGTGGCGGGACATCCCAACGTCAAGGTCAAGGAGGAGGCGGAGTACGCACACATCCGCTGTGACGACCGTGACGGTTCCAAGGGTGTCGACCGGACAAGGATCATCCTGTGAGTCGCGGCGGCATCATCTCCCCCTGGGTCGAGCGGGCACAGCCCGAAGAGAACCCGCTGGAGAACGCGACGGCAGGCACCCAGCCTGTCCGCTTCAACGGACGTGCGTACGCACTGGTCGTGGCGCTACCCTTCCGCCTGAAGGACGAGGAGAAGGCCCTTGGCATCGCGACACAAACCCTGGGCGAGTGTCTGAATGAACTGCGGGAGATCACGCCCCTCTGCGTGCAGCTCCTCCAGAAGCAGAAGATCACCTTCGATCAACGCCCCCTGAGTCCCTGCGTCGAACTCGATCTGGGGGTTCTCACCCTCTACGCGGTGGCGTCTTCCACCGACGAACGCCTCGCCCGAGCGATGGCGATCGATCGACTTGCGCTGGCCTTGAGCACCCTGGTAGTATCCGACCCACGCTGTAAGGCCGCGCTGTCCACCTACCGATTGAACATCCTGAGGATCGCATGAACGACGCTCCCTGCTCTGAATGTCTCCACTATCAAGACCGCAAGGTGCAGGGGGGTGTGCGGGAACGTAGCGCGCCCTACGGGTGGTGCGCGGCCAAGTCGGGATACCTCCAGGGGGATCCCGACCGTCCTGAGGGCGCGCGCGTCGTGAAGGGCCCTCTGGCGGAGCCCATGATCGTCTACCCTGATCAGATCGTGCGCGGCTGTCAGCAGCGGAGGGATCCGTGAGCGACGAAGCTCGCCTGAAGAGGCAGGAGCAGTGGGCGGGACTCGCGACGCTCGCACCAGACGAGAGCCTCGCGGAGCGCGACGTGAAGGATCCGTGGGGGTTCGATACGCCGTACGTGCCCGACCCCAAGGACCCCTGGGGTCGAGCCAAGAAGATCACGGAGGACCTCATCAAGTTCCTGAACCTCCTGCGTCTGGAGTCGGGCCTCACGCCCGTGGAGGTGGCTTACGCGCAGGAGCTGATGGCGCTGAACACCTTCAACCTCGCCGACGTGCCCGAGGCGCCTGCTCAGATCGCCAAGGCGCGCAAGGCTGCGTTCGCGTACTACTCGCAGAACCGATGACACACGCCCAGCGCCTCTATCTCCTCTTCCGCGCGGCTGCTTTGAATGAAGCGGTCGAGCGAGCGCGCAAGTCGGGAGAGGTGCTGCACACGCTCTCCCCCTACACCCCCCTCGGACACGCGGTCGAGGGCTACGTCCAACACGAAGGAGACCAAGCCACTCTCTACCTACGTCACCCTGAGACGGTCGAGTGCGACGAACGTATCTCAGGAGCCTTCCGGGCGTTCTTCGAGTCTGAGTTCCTACGCGAGGAAGCTCAGCTGGTGAACGGCTGGAAGGTTCATCGAGGCCACGGCCACCTCGGCGTGAGCCCCTTCGCCCCGGAGCATCCTCCGCATGACCCTCGCTCAAGTACTGATCACCCTGTTCGGAATCCACGCTGACCCGGCTACGCTCAACACCCTGCAAGACGCGGTGCACACCCACGGAGCTGATCTGGCTACGGTGGTGGCCATCGCGGTCAAGGAGTCGCAAGTGGGCACCGTCCACGTGCGGCACCTGCTCTGCGGGGTCCAGATCTACGAAACCTGCGCCCCCGATAGCACGGAGAGGCGTAGGCGCCGAGGGCTCTGCGTGGTCCGCGACTACTCCGCCCAGGCCAACTACACCGCACGCACCATCGGCGTCGTACGGCGTATTCCTGCCTTGCGCAGCTACCTGACCTCGTGGGTCTGCGGTCCTGATCCTGCTTGTCGCGCCGGTCACGGCGCGGCATACGCCGAGCAAGTCCTCGGCTACCGTGCCCGCATTCGCCGGGCACTGTCTCAGTAGTTCATCCCCAATCCTCAACAACTCCCGTCTGAAAGTAGGCACTATGGCCGTCTATCGGTACATGGCATTGGCAGAGTACGTCCATGGGTGGACGCTGTTCGACGGCATCCGCGAGATCATCGCAAACGGACTCGATGCCGAGGCTCAGCGCAAGTCACCCTGCGTGATCCGCTTCGCACAGGGCACCCTCTACGTCGAGAACCAGGGCGTCAAGATGCCCCCTGAAGCGCTCTACTTCGGCGGTACGTCGAAGCGCGGCGGCGGCGGCGGGCTGATCGGTCAGTTCGGCGAGGGGCTCAAGCTGGCGCTCCTCATCTTCGCACGGCTTCAGATCCCCGTTCGTGTCGTCAATGACGACGAGACCTGGACGCCATCCTTCGAGAAGGACGCCAACGACCTCTCCTCCTTCGTCATCACTACGCGAAGCATCAAGTCTCGTGGCATGGTGTCCGTGGAGATCCCCGGACTGGACGACGACGCGTGGTACCAGATTCAGCAGCTGTTTCTGCGCCTCATGCCCCCCGTGGAGAAGATCCAGACCACAAAGGGTACCATCCTCCTGGACCAGGAGTACGCGGGGCGCCGCTTCTCCAGGGGTGTGTTCGTGGACATGGTCCGAGACAGCAAGTTCGGGTACGACTTCATCGACCTGGACATTGGCCGGGATCGCAAGTCCTACCGGCAGGACGAGGCCACACGGCGCATCGGCGAGATGTGGGCGGAAGCGGCGCGTGACCCCGACAACGCGAAGGCGTGCTACAACGCCATGGCGCGGGGCGCGGGGGAGTTCTCGGGGCTGGAGCACATGTACACGCCGGGGCTCTCGGGCAAGCTCCTGGCCGTGTTCCGAGAGAAGCACGGCGAGAACGCCTACCCCGTGAGCTCTGTCGGAGAGGGCGTCCAGCTGGAGCACAGCGGGATGGTCCCGGTGAGCCTGCCCACCAGCCTCTGCGCCCTGGTGCGCAGCCCGCTGCCCTCGATCACAACGATCCTCCAGGAGACTCGGAGGAAGATCACCAAGACCTACGCCGTGGAAGACCTCGAAGCGCGGGAGCGCGAGATCGTTCGCGGCCTGCTGGAGGTCGGGGAATCGCTCAAGATCGACGTGCTGCCTTCGGTCGTCGACTTCAAGGGCGCCACGACGGAGGGGCTGATGCGCGATGGGCAGGTGTTCCTCGCGCGCAGTACGCTGGCATCCTTCGGGAAGGCGCTGGGGGTGTACATCCACGAGGCGGCGCACCTGGACGGGTCCGATGACGGTACCATCGGCCACGTGGACAACATCCACAAGCTGATGGAAGCCGCCCTGGATCTGCTCTGGAAGCGGGGGGTGGTCAGGGAGTCGAAGGCGTAGAGGGCGTCTGGCTGAACTCCTGCACGAGCGCCTCCAGCTGGCGGCGCTTGGCGGGGTCGGCGAGGTGCGCCTTCAGGGCGTTGCTCACCGGGAGCCGCTCCCAGATCTCGTTGGGGATGGCCCCGGCGCGGCGGTCGGCGTACCGCTTGAAGGCGGACATCATCTTGACGATGTCGAAACCGGCCGCACGGGCGATCTCGATCAGGAAGGCCAGGACCGGGCTCTCCAGGGCCCAGGTCTCCCACTCCTGGGCCGTCTTCTTGCGAGAGAGGACGGCCAGGGTGGCGCTGACGATGGGCCAGAACAGCCACTGCCAGTTCTGGGTGAGGAAGGCGATGATGGGGTTCATGCCAGAAGGGTAGGTCGAATACGCCGTATAGGGGTCCGAAAACAGGGGGTCTTTTCGGGTATAAGAAGGTGTAGGAGCAGTGGGCTCTTACGCCACCAGGAGAATCGCCATGACCCTCGCCAAGACCGCCACCACCCCCGCCCCCTCGACCACCACCACCACGACCACGACCGCCGCCGCCGCCCCGGCCTCGCCGGTCAACCTGTTCAACGCCCCGCTGATCGCGGCGCTGGTCAGCGCGACGGTGACCACGGAGGTGGACCCCGCGAAGCTGGCGTTCCCGAAGGAGATCAAGACCCTCGAAGATCGGCGCCTCTACGCGCTCTGCATGGCGGGGTTCGTCGGGGGAGAGGCGGGCATCGCGTGGCGGAAGCGCCACGCGATGGAAGCGGCCGAGGTCGGCTACTGGCGGTGGGCGCTCGCCCGCGCCTCGCTCTTCGGATCCTCCGTCCCCTCGGAGGCCCTGGAGGCCGAGAAGGAGTCGCGGACCCTCCTGGAGGCGCGGCGCCTCCGGTTCGAGCTCGGCCGTCTCACGGAGGTCGTGAGCGAGCTGAGCGCCGGGGTCAAGGTGGTCGCGCACGCGGCCACCACCATGGTGGCCTTCGCCGCTGCGTCGACTCCGTCCGACTCGCCCCAGCGGGCGGCGGCGGCGGCCACGGCCAACGCCCTCAACGCCCTGCTCGGGGCGCCTCCGCCGCACAGCAGCGAGGGCGTCGTGATCACCTCCGCCAAGCCCGTGGACGCGCCCGCCACCACGCCCGCCGCCCCCGCCGCCCAGCCCGCCGCCCCCGCCTCCCCCGCCGCCCAGCCCTCCTGACCGCCCGCGCCGCCCCCTGCGAAGGGGGCGGCGCGCGCACCCCTTCTTTTGATCTTAGCCTCGCGCTTCCTTCTCACAGGTCTTGGAGAGACCTGTTTCAGTAACGTGCTGACACTGTTGCGCATAGCCGCGTTGGATGGTCGTTCTCTCCTCTGGGAGTCAGCACCCCATGATTATCGAGTTCCCCTCTCAGTCCCGTATGCGCGCCCTCGTCGAGGCCCGCACCCCCCATGTACACGCCCTCATGCAGGCGGCGATGCTCGCCAGCATGAACGGCACCCGTGACGCCGACCAGCTCATCCAAGCCGCCCATACGGCGTACGCGGATCTGACCCCGGACGAACAGGCCCAGATCCACCCCAGCTCCCCCGCCCCCAACCTGATCCCTGTCGCGGTGGCTGGGCTTCAGCTGGGGAAGGAGCTCTTGAAGCTGCTCAAGAAGTGACCGGAATCGCCCTGCTTCGACCCCCTATCCAGCGATGGGTAGGGGGTCGGAGAGTGGGTTTCTTTGGGTCCCGAAGGGGTAGGCGCTTTCTGGTATAAGGAGGTAGAGGACTAAACCCTCCCCACGTCCTCGGGGTAATCGTCAGGAGAATGCGTATGAAGTCTATCCAGGTTCTCGATGAGCAGATCGAGGAGCTCGCCTACGAGCACGGACGCCTTATGTCTCAGTTCAATAGTGTTCCATTCTGGGAGCGCCGGAAGCTCCACCAGGAGTGCGAGGAAGTCGAGGCCAAGCTCCGCTACGTCCGGGCGGAGCGTATGGCCACCCTGAAGGGGCTCGACATGCCTACCAACCCGGGACACATCCTGTGCGAGCGGGAGTGTGAGGCGTGTGGAGCTCCGCTCGGGAGCGGAGTGTGGGTCGAGAAGGTCGAGCCGGGCACCACGCCCAGGCTCTCGCCTCGAAACCACACCGATGAAGAGATCGGCCAAGCCTTCTGGGAGAAGCACCCCTACCTGATCGGGGTGGTGTTCTCCAAGAAGGTGTCGGGAGTCTGCTCGGACTGCCGAGAGGATTGAGCGCAACTCCCCCGCGTTAGAGGGGAGATCATCGATAACGCATAGGGCGTTCCGACGGGCGGCTGTCCGATGCCGCTGGACCCCACCGTAGAGGGGTCGGAGGGTTCGACGATGACTCACGACAAGAGCGCCGGGGATGGTCCCACGGCGTACGACTGCCTCCTGCTGCTTCGGCAGGAATGGGTCGGGTCCGAAGGCCCGCTGCTCCGCGCGACGCTGCGCGAACTGGGGAAGCGCCCCCTGGCAGAGTACCGCGAGGGTCTTGGTCGCGTATTCACCGCTATCTTCGATCGCGGGGAACTGGAGAAGCTCTACCAGATTCTGATCCCGTTGGGAGATGAGGCCCACATGTGGACCTTGGCCCTCGCCGTGCAGAAGCGGCGCAAGGAGCTCGCGGCCATCGCCAAGGCGGGCGAGGAGTTCGATGCGATGATGAAGCGCGACTTCCCCGGCTACGTGGTGGTAGCCACGGGAAGGCTCCCGAGCTGAACTGAGCACCGACGCAACTCCCCCGCGTTAGAGGGGAGATCATCGGTAACGCATAGGGCGTTCCGACGGGCGGCTGCATGGATGCCGCGAGCGGGAGCCGAAAGTCCCGAACAGGATGCGACAATGAAGACGATGACCCCTACGGCCCGTGATCTCCGGGCCAACCTGAGCGCGCTGCGAGTGACTGGCCCCGCAGCCGACCTTCTCGTCAAGCTGACGGCGAAGGAGCGACACGAGGCGCGAGTCGCCGCCGTGATGGCGGCGTGCGACGTGGAGTACCTCAAGGCCCCCAGCTGCGCTGTGGTGTTTCACTGCATCCTCGACAGCGTCGGGGTCGGAGGCCCCCAAGGCGTCGGAGGCTGTGGCACGGAGCGGCACCCGCTGTGGCAGCGCCTCGGTGCTGCTACGAAGCAGAGCGGAGCGGGGCCCGCGTGGACTGCGGCGATCGAGGCGGGGCGTCTGCGCGCCGAGGCGTGTGCGGGACCTCTGCTGGTGCGGCTTCACCGCAGCGAGGACACCATCCTCGTCCTCGCCGAACTGGGCGGGGTGAGAGACCAAGTGTGGTCGACGGAGGTCCTCACCGGAGACGACTCCGAGAGCATCAACCCCGACTGGCCCAGTTCATATCGGCGGACGCGGCGATGGATCGCTGCGCTGGCTGGGGTGGCGATCGCGAGGCTCTCGGGGGTCTACCCGGAGTTTCGCGCGGACGTGCCTGTGGTGTTCTGCGACGACGATCTCCCCCTGTGGTCGGAGATCTACGCTGCGTGCGTATCACCCAGCTACGGCTGAGCACGCTTCCCGATAGGTGGTCTGTTTGTTGACCCGGAGTTCTCCGGGAGATCGGTGGACGAATGGAATCGACTGAGTCATTCAAGGCCCGTGCGGAAGAGCACACGGGCGTACGTTTCGAGGCCCTCCCCGATGTGCCCCCCGAGGCGCTGCTGGAGGGGGAGGTCCTGTGCGAGCGTGACGGCACCTACGTGGTGACCGTCGGATACCCCATCTCGGAAGACCCCGAGACGGGGGTGAAGATCTACGGCGCGTTCGGCGTCGTGGATCGGGCGCGTCTGAGCGCGCCTACCAAGTGGCGAATCACTGGGCTTGGGCGTGAGCGGATCGTCGAAGACCCGCAAGCGCTCGGGGCGCTGGCAAAGGCCCTCGACGCGTACGTCGCCGAGGGCTACCACCCGCCCCTTCACTACACGGGACACCGTGTAGTGAAGGGTACCTGGGAAGCCCAGCTGGGGGTCTTCGGCCATGAGCTGAAGACCGTCGGCGGCGAATGTCGCCCGCTGGGCTGAGCTCAACGCAACTCCCCCGCGTTAGAGGGGAGATCATCGGTAACGCATAGGGCGTTCCGACGGGCGGCTGTACGATGCCGCTGGACCCCACCGTAGAGGGGTCGGGAGATGAGACGATGCTGCATACTACTCGCGACGTGTCCGGGATCATGCTGAGCCTCCTCCACCTCGTGGTGGGGGACACCGACGAGGCGGTGCCCTTGCTGGGGGTGACGAGCACTCCGAAGGGGCGGGAGGGGCGGGCGTGGAAGAAGATCTGGGGGGAAGGCGGCCTCGACTACCGCCCGGAACCTTCGACGGAGAAGGGGAAGGCTGCGCGCTCCGAGGAGCGTAGGGATCTCTGTGCGCTGCTGGGAATCGCGGAGCGAGAGCGTCGCGATGCTTGCGACCTCGCGGAGAAGTTCTGCGAGGCCCTCGCGCGCACCGAGTGGCGCGAAGAGCAGGATGGTTACGGCTGGTCGTGGGCCTGCGAGTGGGCCCGCCCGGGGGTCTACAGGACCTCTGTGATGTTCGATGGGAAGCTCGTGTTCCAGAGCGGGCCGGAGACGGGCAGCTGGGTCTACCCGCTCGGAGCGGGGCCTGAGTACACCCCCTACCCGGCGACCGACGACTGACCCACTCCCACCCCACGGCTCTTCGGAGCCGTGGGGCGTTCGGCCTTTCTTTTGCCCCGTACGCCGTATACGGTCCGACTACTGCGCCGCCCTCTCGGTCATCAGCGCCGCCTCGCGCATCATCGGGTTCGCGGCCTGCCCCGGGCCCGTGGTGAACCCACGGATGAACTCGTTCAGGCTCCCCATGGCCGACTTGGAGTCGCGCAGGAGGGCCCCGTAGTCGGGCTGGCTGCTGCCCGCGTTGGCGGCGATGCGCACGCCGTCGGTGGCGAGGGCGAGGCCACGCTGGACCTGACCCGCGATCTGGTCGAACTGGCGCATGGCGTCGGTGTCGCCCGTGCTGGCGACCGCCGCGCGGGCGACGCCCACGGCGAGGTTCATGTAGGCTACGTCCTGCGTGAACGCGGCCACGGGGGTGTCCCGGTAGCGCTGGGCCCAGGAGGCGCAGCCGGGGAGCAGGAGGGAGAACGACAGGACGACGATGGTGATGAGACGGTTCATGTCAAGAGGCTAGCCGAGGGGCGCCGAAAAGTCCCGCGCATTCTGGTAGAAGACACGCTACCCACATGTAGCCAGGAGGACTCATGCACCCCGAAGTACCCAAAGACTGGCCCCTCAGGGATTACTGGGAGGCGACCCAGACCCTCGCCCGCACGCTCAAGAGCATCTACGCCACGCTCGGCTTGCGCCCTCCCACCGACGTGTCCGCGTCCATCGAGCGCATCCTGGCGACGCCCATGGACGCCATCAGCGTCCAGGGCTACACGGACCTGACGAACCAGATCAAGAGCCTGGAGGAGCAGCTCCTCGACCTGCGCACCACGGTCGTGGGCTTCGCGGAGGAGCTGTCCGAGCGGGCGGACAGCCTGATGCACGCGGTCCCGAGCAACTTGAGGCCGCGATGAGTAGCTCGAAGCTGGCGCGTATGGTCGACAACGCCAACGCGATCACGAAGCTGGTGGAGAGGCATACCGCCAGGATCTCCGCCGACATCAGCAACGACGACATGCCGATGGAGATCGACATCCAAGCCCTGGAGTCGGCCGAGCGGCAGTTCGACGCGTACATGGATCTCTGGCGCCTGGGTGTCGTGGGTGCCATGTACGGGACGCTGATCAAGAAGCTGGAAGACCACTTCAGGCGAGAGCCTGGGGTCGATCGAGACACCGTCAAGTACATCCTCAAGGAGATGGGTGTCCCCGTACCTCCGGACGCCACCGACCTCCCGAGGATCCTGTGCCCCGCCCTGACACGCGAGGCGCCTCTCAGCTGGCATCGAGAGGTCATCCATCAGATCGAGATGGCGTACGGCGTATAGGAGGTGACGCCATGGAGCGAACCCTGGAACGCGGGGCGTATCGCGTAGTCCTCACGGACGAAACCAATGAAGGCGTAGACGGCACGTACAACCCAAACACCCCCGGGGACTACGTCCACCTGCGCTACTACGTGGATGTTGCGTCCGAAGACCCCAACCTGTGCGGTTGGGACGGCGTTGAGAGCGCGAGTTACTGCACGCTCATCCCGGCTAATGTGCGGGAAGAGGTATTGGACGCGGCGCTGGTGAAGATCGCGGACACACTCTTTCCGCTTCTCGCAGCCTCGGCGCCCTACAAGCGCGCGGCAGAGGCGCTCTCCTGGCTGGACGAAGACAGTTTCAAGTAACTGCTACCCCCGCCGACCTTTTCTCGACTCAGGGCGGGGCTTCTTGCGCCACCGGGGATACGCGGCCCCGTAGACGTTCCGCTCCGTGATCGTGCCTCCCACGATCTTCCTGATCGCCGCGTACCCACTCTCGTGAATCGCGAACGGCTCCTTCAACTGCCTCAGGTGGTCGAAGGGGCCGTCCGACCCCTCAATGAACCACTCGGGGTAGACGAAGTCCGAGAGGGCGACACCTTTTCTTTGGTAGGAAAGTCCTTGACAGGCGTCGCAAAGTTCTCTCGGCCAGAGCTCCTTCGCCCCGTTCCCCCGAACCCTGGACACCTCCAGGTTGATCCACTCGTTCCCCAGCATCTCGATCGCCTCGTGGGAGGCGATCACCGACCATTCTTCACCATGTGCACGAATCGTCTTGACGAAGACGTGGCCCACAGGTACATGTTGATTCCCCTGAGTCTGGTGGTACCCCAAGGCGCCGCTCACGTGAGCGTCCCGGGGGGTCGACCAGAAGTGGAGTTGCCACACTCTCGACGGCAGGTTTTCGACGCCCCCCGCGACCCACGGGTTGGCGCAGCGCCCCCAGACGGGGGCCACGTCTTCCCGAAGTTGTTCTTCGAGGGCGTAGGAAAACTGGCGCAGTTCAGTTGGCAAGAGGCCCGAGTCATGGTTGACTAAGGCCAGATCGATCACTCTCATCACCCAAAGGTAGGTCCCCCATGTCCCAGCAGCTGAACCCCCTCATCATCGAGAACATGAAGAAGACGTCGGCCACCATCGTCAGCGCCGACAACGAGATCGAGTACCTCCGCGAGTCCGTGAAGAACATCCGCGCGCAGCGGCGCCTCGCGGTGAAGCAGCTCAACAGCTCGATCAAGCGCTACCCCGCCGAGGCGACCGCCGCCGAGGTGTCGCTGATCGTCAAGGAGGAAGCCGAGACCGAGGCCCCCGCCGCGACCGGCGAGGCCCCCGCCGCCGAGTGATCGGCAGCGAAGCTCACCCCGACTGAGAACTGAGAAGGCGCCTGGAGGAAACTCCAGGCGCCTTTTCTTTTGTGCCCAGGAGCACCCATGTCAAAGACCTCCTTCAGCCTCGCCATCAAGAACGCAGACGGGACGCTCAGGAGTCCTGCCGGAAGGTACACCGCCGAAGACCGCTGGCTGGACGCGGAGACCGCCCACTGGTACGCCGCCAGTGAACAGCGAATCCTCAGGCACATCGGACGCCTCAAGGCGGGGGCGGAAGTCGTAGTCGTATCCCACCAAGAAACCCACGAGGGTGCCCTTTGGGGGCTCCCTGAGAGTCTGCGCTGGGCCTCGGGGGATCACGGGTTCTTCGTAGGGAAGGTGCGTGGTTGCCGAGTGGTCGCCGTGCGTCGCTTCGTTGGGTACGTGGCGCCGCATCTGGCGCGTGTCCACCTCAGCGGCATTACGGCGTACTGGACCAGCGTGATCGAGACGGCTCCCGGCAGCGAGAAGCCCAGGGCGTACAACTCGGCGCGCTACTACACCGACGACTACACCCCCTACGACGAAGCCACCCAGCGCCGCAAGTGTGCGAACCAGACGCTCCTACTCATGTCCGTGGACAACATCCCAATCGGAGAGACTGATGGCTGAGACCGAACAGCAACTACACGCGATCGAACGCGCGCGAACAACCACGCATCACCTCGCGGTCCAGGCTCGCGCCGGGACCGGCAAGTCCTACACGATCAAGAAGATGGTGGAGGCCATCCCCAAGCGGCAAAAGTCCGTGATCGTGATGTTCAACAAGCAGAACGCGGACGACACGCGACCCCAGGTACCGAAGCACGTGGACGTGATGACGGCGCACAGCCTGGGATTCCGCGCGCTGAAGCGGGGCCTCAACCAGTGGACGCTGGCCCCGGACTCCACGCGGCTGCGCAAGGTGGTCCAGGGCGTCATCCCCGGCGTCCACCCCAAGGGAGTGTACGGCGCGGTCTCCAAGCTCACGCAGCACGCCATGAACCACCTCGCGAAGACCCCCGAGGAGATCCGTGGGCTGCTGCGGCAGTACGGCGTATTGCCGCAGGCGGGGTACACCGACGACATGTACGCCGAGTGGGTGGTGGACACCCTCAAGGCGCTCATGCTCCCCACCAACGACATCACCTTCGACGAGATGATGTACCAACCCGTCATGCGCGGGATCCGCGCGGGGTACTACGACAACGTCCTCTACGACGAGGCCCAGGACGGCAACCCCCTGATGCGCGCGCTGATCACCAGCGCCGTCAGCAACCGGGGGCGAATGATCGTGGTGTTCGACGACCGGCAGTGCATCTACCAGTTCCGGGGGGCCAGCCCAGACGACATCCGGGGATTGGTGAACGACGACCTCAAGGCCGAGATCCTGCCCCTGACGGTCACCTTCCGCTGCCCCCGGATCGTCGTGGACATCGCGAAGGGTATCGTGGACGACTACGTGGCCTGCGAGGACGCCCCGGAGGGCGAGGTCACGTGGGTGGAGGAGGAGGAATCCTATGGGATGATCCGCCCTGGGCACGTCGTCATCGCCCGCTCGAACTATGCGCTCACCCGCGTGTGCATGCAGCTCCTCAAGCGCGGCGTGCGGGCCAAGGTGATGGGCCGTGAGTACGTCGAGAAGTTCAACAACGTCATCGACGCGTTCCGAGGCACCTCCATCACGGCCTTCTACGACTGGGCGCTGGAGTACCGCAAGAACGAGGGGGAGCGGCTCGTCGCCGCCGGGATGGACGAGCAGGCCGAGGAGCTCGGGGAGATCGTCGATGCGCTCAAGGAGCTGGGCGATGGCGCCCGCAACGTGGCGATGCTGCGCGAGAAGATCAACGCGCTCTTCACCGACGAGGAAGGCGGAGAGGGATTCGTCCTGCTCAGCTCCGTCCACCGGGCCAAGGGACTCCAGTGGACAGACGTGTGGGTGATGGAAGGGACCTTCCGCCTGAGCAGCGAGGAGAACGAGAACCTGTACTACGTGGCGATCACGCGCACGCTCTGGACCAAGGATTATCCGGGACACCTCCGGCTGATCCAGACGCCCAACAAGAAGGGCGAGTACCCGCCGTCGATCGCACGGCGGCTGTTGGAAGGAGATGTCTGATGGGTCTGAAGAAGCGCATCGAAGCCGCCCGCAAAGAGCTGGCGGCGCTGATCGCCGAGCCTCTGTTCGGAAAAGACGCCAATCCGAGCGAAGTAGAGGTCGTGCTGTGGGATCAGAAGTACGGGATTCGTATCGCCGAGTTCTCTCGGCGAGTGGGGGACAAGGAGTCGGTCTACATGCGCCTCGAATCCACACTGGAGTTGGGGTCCAGCATCGCGAAGCTCTTTCTCCTGTGCGAGGAGTGGCTCACCAGCACTGTGTACGAAGACCCTGCGGAGTCGCTCCCACACCTGAGAGAAGCCATCCAGACGTGGGGTGACCCCGACTGCATGGCGCCCACCTGTCAACTGTGTGCAACACCTCGTCCCGCCACACACTTCGCGCGGCAACGGAGGGGGACTGGCAAGTTCCGTTGGCGACGGCTCTGCACTATGCACTACGAAGACCTCCTCCGGGTGACTTCCGACTTCCAACAGGAGGGCCCGATCTACAGCCTCGATCGAATCTTCTGACCTCACTTTCCCCTTTACACCGGCCGCTCTTACAGCTATTACTCTACCTGTGAAGATCCTCAGCCTCCCGGACACCCTCCAGACCCTCAGCTGGCACTCCGAACAGGATGTCGTGCGCCTCGTCGAGGACGTGCGCACCCTGGCCTCGGAGCTCCTGCTCACGCGAATGGAGGCCAAGAGCCGGGAGGCGATGGGCGACTCCCGCAACGTTGACCTACCTCGCCTGCTCTGGCGCGCGGTTCACGACCCCGAGTCGAACCTGGAGGAGACCGAGGCGCACGAGTTCCTCCGACTGGCGGAGACTTGTGACGGCTGGTGGATGTTCGGAGCCGACGACGGCCTGGAGCTGATCCCCCTCAGCGACTGGGTGGCCCGTGTACGATCGTAGTGTGTTAGGGGAGATCCTCCGCAGAGAGAGGCTGCGGAAGGGTCTGACGTACAAGGAGATCGGGGACGCCCTCGGGACCTACCTCTCCTACGTCAGCGCCGTGGAGAAGGGGAAGAGTAGCATCTCCCCGGAGCGGCTGGCTCAGCTGGTTTCCATCCTCGCGCTGACGCCTGCGGTCGAGCGGGAGGTCTTTCAGGCGCGAGGGTGTCTCCCTCCACGTGTCGAAGCGCACTTCATGAATCAACCCTGGCCGGAGCGAGTGGCATGAGAGTGGTCGAAGTGGTGATGAAGGATCAGGACAAGGCCGAGTGGCAGGAGCTGGGTGTGACGCCTACGCTGACTGTCGAGGAGGGGCGCATCCGCATCCCGGGGATGGAGCCCGTCGCCTACGTGCGGAACGACAAGCAGGGCTACTACTGCTACCGCCGTTTCCCGTTCCTCCTCCTGGGTGAAGTCTACGCGTACGGCGTATTCAAGACCCCCTCCCCCCACATGCACAAGGTCCTCTCCCTCGTGCGTGCGGCCCTCTTCCCCACTTCGACCTACCCCGCCCCGCTCTGCTACGAGCTCAAGGGCGGCAGGCTCGTCCATCCCGGGCCTCACTGCTTCGGCCAACTGCGGAACGTCCTCGTCAAGACCACCAAGTACCACCTCAGCGAAGGCATTCCGCACGTGTGTGCGGTGTGCAACGAAAGGTTTCAATGACCCACGGAACAACCAAGCGCGGCGTGCGCTATGTGACCCAGCCGGATGTCGCGCTCGCCTGCCGACCGCACCCCCGGACCCTCCAGCTGCTCAGCGCGATGGCCGACGAGCACGGAGAGTTCCTCCACGCCCTGGAGGACTTCGAGACGAATGGGTCCGACGGCCCCGAGGAGTACCTCCAGTTCGCTGGCCAGCTCTGCTACATGGCGCTGGCGAAGAACCGCACCCCGTTCGCAGAGAACGAGAAGTACCTCAAGAACATCATGGCGCAGGCCCACGGCTCTGTGCTCGAACACATCAACTACGGCTTCCTGATCCTCGGGATCGACCGGGCCACGACGCACGAGCTGGTGCGCCACCGCACCGGGATGGCGTACTCCCAGGTCAGCCAGCGCTACGTCGACTCGGACTACCTCCGCTTCGTCTGTCCCGTCGAGGATCAGACGAGCCCCGAGGCCCTGGAGGACTTCGAGGCCGACATCGACATCAACTACGATCAGTACGTACGACGTATTGACAAGCTGATGGCGCGCATCCCGAGGGCCGAGGGCGAGTCGGCGCGGGACTACCGCAAGCGCATCCAGGGGTCGGCGCGGTCGGTCCTCGGCAACTACGTGGAGGCACCCATCCTGACCACTGGGAACGTGCGCGCCTGGAGGCACGTGCTGGAGATGCGGTGCTCGCCGCACGCGGACGTGCGCATCCGACGGCCGATGATGCAGATCCTGTGCATCCTGCGGGAGGAGTGCCCCACGCTCTTCGGGGACTTCGAGATCAACGGCGACACCGCCGTGCCGACCTACCACAAGGTCTGAGCCGAGAACAGCTGGGTCTAAAGGGCGCCCTCGACGAGAGTCGAGGGCGTTCTGCGTTGGAGGGTTTGATGAAAGACTATGATGTCGTAGGTTACGCAGACGAGAACGGAGACGCATGTATCGACTGTGCGAAACCTACTCGCTACGTCATCTTCGCAGGCTCTGAAAGCGCCGAGGTCAAGTGCGTCGTCTGCGGAGACTGGCTCCTCGGCGAAGAGCCTGATCATCTTGTGAAAGAGCGCAAGCGCGCAGAGGAGGAGGCGTACGAGAAGGAGATCGCCGACCAGGAGGCGCGTGAAGAGGCCGAGCAACTTGAGGCCATTCAAGACGCGGCTGAGGAGGCTGAAGAGCTGGAGAAGATGCTCGCCAAAGCACGTGCGAAGGCGGAAGCCCTGGCGGCGGCGAGAGAGAAGAGGATCAAGGATGAGTAGTCTGCGAGAGTCCTGCCCCAGCTGCGGGACCGTCTATCTGGCCGGTCTCGACGACAACGAAGACGAGTGGCGAACGCTGTGTCCCTGCGAGTCAACGTTCCAGTGCTGCAAGGGCGCGCACCGGGCAACGCACGCACGCCTGATCGACAACAAGATCGGCTACTGGTGCAACAAGCACGGCGTACCTGAGGCGGTTCCGCCTCCGCCGCCGAAGGTCGAAGCACCGCCTCCGGTGGAGACACCCAAGCGGGAGAAGCCGGTGAAGCGCGAACGGGAGCCCGACCCCAAGCTCGACGTGCGCCTCCCCGAGACGATCAAGCTGCTCTACGATCACCACACCTACCTCGTGAAGTGTGACTGCGGCGACACGCATCGTTTCTGCGACCGCGTGCCGCTGCCGAGGTTCGACATCCCGGAGGCTGTGCCCAGGATGTGTTGTCCGAAGTGCAATGGGGGGTATCCGGAAGTGAAGTACAAGGAGGTTCGCGAATGACAGACGACGAAGCGGAAGCGGTGTTTGCAGCGGGTCAGGCGCTTCTCAGCGCGACTTACCCGCACTTGACTGATCGAGCGCTTGGGCGTTTGGACGCCGCGTTGGATTCTCTCTACGCCGACATCGGCCTGCCGAGCGTGCTCTGTGACCACTGTGACGCGCTGACGCCCAAGCAGATCATGAAGAACGGCTACTGCCCCAACTGTCAGGAGTGAAGTGATGAACAAGACCAAGCCGACCAAGCAGACGAACGAGATCCCTGACGCGATGCGCAGGCAGCTGGCGTACATCTACGCCGAGAAGATGGAGTACTTCGGCACGTGGACCCTCGACATCGAGGAGCAGGACTCCGTGCTCGAAGGCATCGAGTACGTGGCGTACATCTCGCCGCACAACATCGTGAAGGAGCACGAGTACTCGGTGAACACGATCCTGCACACCTGCCGCGAGACAGGCGTCTCTCAGACCGATGCGGTCGAGAAGCTGCGACGCAAGGTGGAGCGCCTCTACTACCGGGAGGCGTTCATCAGGGCCCGGCGCGTGCTGCCCTACGAGCTGACGAAGGTCGTCGACACCCTCGCGGAGGAGTGGCTCAAGGTGAACCACACCATCATCCTCGGGAGCGGGGATGTCGAGGATGTCGCGATGGGTGTCCTTCGGCGCGCGTACTACTCCGAGGTTCGCTCGGAGGCAGAAGAGATCCTCGAAGCGGTGAAGTCGGGGGAGATGGACGAGGAGGAGGCGCGAGATCGTGTGCGGGAGGGTGAGGTCATCCACACGTCGGAGGCCCACAAGGTCATCCTGATCTCGAACAACGACGAGGCGTACTGGGAGCAGATGGGTGAAGACGCTCCCAACTGGGAGAGCGTGGCGTCCTTCGCGAAGCAGGAGGATGTGATGGAGGTGGTGATCCGGGAGATGGACGCCATCCTGAAGGCGCGCGAGGAGGAAGAGGGGGAAGAGGAAGAGGAAGAGGAAGAAGAGGAGGGGACCGATGAACCCACCGAACCCTGAGCTTCTCTCCGCATACCGCAAGTACCTGCGAGAGCTGCACAAGTACTCCATCACCACGTACTTTACCGATCGCACGCCGGATCAGGAGCATGGACGCCGACGAACACCCCTTGCCTCGAATCACACGGGACGAATGCAGTCCTTCAAGTGGTGGCTCAGCGAGCAGAAGCGATCCAGAGAAGCTGACATGGAGGAAGGCGAGGAGGACGCCTTCGAGGACTTCGATGGAAGGCACGGGCGCGTCCCGACCTTGCGCTGGTCCGATGGGGTGTATCGCTACGCCGCGCAGATCCTCACGGACGACGACGGGCAGTTTGACCACGAAGGGGAGTTCACCGACGAGACCCCCGACTGGGCGAGCTACGTCCCGTGGATGATCCAGAAGACCTGCCCCGTTCACGGGAAGAGTCTGCGAATGGGGACGCAGGCGAAGTGCGACATCGGGGAGTGCAAGCTCACCCTTGAGCACGGCATGCGTCCCATCTCCCTCCGGGGTCCCGCCCATCGCCACTACTGGATGGAGGGCGCCTACCACCGCAACGAAGGCAAGAGCATCAGGTGGGAGTTCGACTACGGCGTCGTGTCGAACTACAACTACTTCGAACTCCGCAGCTACTACTGGCGGGATGGGCACACGAAGGCGGAGGCAGACGCCCTGGCGCGAGAGGCGTTCAAGTCACGCAAGGGGCGGCTGGAACGCTACGGAAGTGGCGACCTGGGGTGGGTGGGCGTGGTCACCTACCTGCTTCCGCTGGAGGAGGATCCCGACACGTACGACTCCGATCGGGTACTCGCGAGCGATGGGATCTGGGGGATCGAGAGCGACTACGAGCTCCGCTACATCATGGAAAGGGCGTTGGATTGCGGCAGTCAAGCGAAGCACGAGTACGAATCATCGAGAGAGCGGCGCAAGCAATCGGGGGCGAGTGCCGTGACGTAGAGCTGCTCATTGAGCATCCTGCGGAGCGGGGGTGGGATCTCTGGTCGGGGGCGCTGGTCTACTCGGCGGCGAAAGGGGGAGAAGCTAGGATCACACGGATAACGAATCGACCCTCGGAGGCTGATCTACTCGAAACATTCTTCAGGCGACCCGCCCCCTGGGAGGCTCGCTGGCAGGAGGCGATCGAATCGCGTGTCCTTCATCGGACCTGGGAGGATGACGCAGAGTGGTGGAACGCGGATACTCCTCAAGCTGCGTGGGATCTCTGCCCCAGCGGAGAGGCCATGCTGTGGGTGCTCAGCCGAGAGTACCTGACCCATCCCGACTCTCTGTTCTATGAGCTGGGCGTGTTCCTGCTCAAGAAGATGGGTGCGGACGCTGGGCGTGCGTATGACGCCCTTGTGTCTCGTACCCACGGGTCTCCCACTGTGCGCGTGCATGTAGCGCGCACCTGGGAGGTCATGCCATGGGACCCGACCACGGTGGAGGATGCTCGACGCCGAGCGACCTACGCCGTGGCGTTGTCCTGCTACGGGTTCACGCCGCCGCTCTTCGAACTGGCCTATCTGTCTCGTGTGTTCTGTGGCGTGAGCGACGCGGACCTAGCCGACCTCATTCGACGCAAGCTCCCTGGGCAGCGCTGGACAACAGGTCTCTGACAACCAGCCGATACGGCGTACGCCCCATGCCCTGGGGCGTACGCCGTAGACGGACACCCCTTCTTTTGGCTATCCTAAGAGGGTGCACGCCCTCTACCTGAAGACCGCCGACCTCCGCACGCCGCTACAGCCTCACCAGCAGCGGGTGATTGACAAGCTGAAGGCGTCGCATGGGGTGTTGGTGGCGCATGGCTTGGGAAGCGGAAAGACCCTGACCTCCATCGCCGCAGGCGACGCCCTGGATGAGCCCATCGAGGCCATCGTCCCCGCCCCTCTGGTCCCCAACTACCAGAAGGAGATGATCAAGCACACGGGAGGGATCCCCGATGGGGCGCGCGTGCGGTCCTACGAGCGAACCCTCAAGGAGCGCGACGTACGCAAGGACGGCCTCGCCGTGATGGACGAGGCGCACAAGGCGCGCAACGCGGGCACCGGCATCGCGAAGCACATCGCCCAGGAGGTCGCCCAGGCGAAGGATCGGCTGCTCCTCACCGGCACTCCCGTGTACAATCAGGCGCACGACCTCGCGATCCTGCTCAACACCGCTGCGGGACGCAAGGTGTTGCCGGATGATCCAAAGCTGTTCGGTCAGACCTTCGTGGGGACCAAGACCATCCAGGCGCCGCTGTGGGATCGCATGAAGGGGCAGCTCCTCGGCCATCCAGTGGACAACGTCACGGTGCCCGCGCTCGTGAATCGACAGCGCCTCGTGGACGCGGCCACCGGCTACGTGGACGTACACCAGGGCGGCGGGGAGGGCTTCCCGCGTCGGATCGATGAGCTGCATGAGGTGCCTCTCGGGTCCAAGCAAAACGAGTACTACAAGTTCCACGAGGGCTCCATGCCGTGGTACTTGCGCGCCAAGATTCGCTCGGGGCTCCCGCTGGACAAGAGCGAGTCCAAGGATCTGAATGCGTTCCAGGGGGCGCTGCGTCAGGTGTCGAACACCGCACGTGCATACGACCCTTCCATGACCGACGAGCAGGAGATCAAGGACTCGCGCAAGCTCAACTTGATGCTCCAGCACCTCAACGAGATGCGTTCGAAGAACCCCAACCATCGGGGCGTGGTTTACTCGAACTACCTCGACTCGGGGATCCTGCCGCTGAGCCGTGCGCTGACGCAGCAGGGCGTCGCGCACAACGTGTTCACCGGGTCGGTGTCCCCCACGCAGCGTCGAACCATGATCGAGGACTACAACTCCGGGAAGACCCCGCTACTCCTGCTGTCGGGCGCCGGGTCGGAGGGTCTCGACCTGAAGGGCACGCGTTCGATTCAGCTGATGGAACCGCACTGGAATCCCTCGCGCATCGAGCAGGTGATCGGGCGTGGCATCCGGTACAAGAGCCACGAGCACCTCCCCGAGGAAGAGCGGGAAGTCCGAGTGATGAAGTATCACTCGAAGCTCCCTGAAGACTTGATCGACAAGGCGTCATTCCTGATCGGGATGAAGCCCAAGAAGTCGATCGAGCAGTACCTCTCGCACACGTCGGAGCAGAAGGGGATCCTCGCGAAGGACATCGCGAGCGCGCTGCAAGAGGCGAGCGACCGAGGTCCACTCAAGCGCCCACTGTGGCAGAAGCTCAGCGCCGAGCGAGCGAGCTTCGACGACGTGGTCAAGGCCATGGACGGAGTGACGGTCGTCCAGCAGAAGCGCAAGCGGCTCCTGCGATACATGCACCCGGCCGGGGTGACTCTGGACAGCGAGTTCAACCACGGCTTCGCGACCGAGCAGCTGCACGAGAAGTTCGAGGGCAAGCCGCGCCTGATGGCTCAGCAGATGCAGGACGATCTGCTGAACATGGGCTACGCCTCGCTGGGGCAAGTGGCGAAGGTGAACGAGAAGAAGCAGATCAACCGGGCGGCGCAGGGAGCGATGTGGGGGACCCTGGCCGGTACATTCCTGGGCATCCCAGGGGCGCCTGCGGTGACGCTGAAGGCAGTGAACGCCCTCGGTGCGAAACATCCGACCGCCGCGAGGGTGTTGTCCCTACCGCTCTTCTTCGCGTCTCAGGTCGGTGCCCCGCTGCTCGGCGGCACCCTCGGGTGGCACATCGGCAAGTCTACCTACAAGCCCATGGGTGTCGAGGATATGGTCGCCAGCAACAAGCACCCGCTGCTGCTCCCTCCGAAGGAAGTCAAGCAGCGGGTGAAGCTGGACGTGAAGGACAAGTAGCTCAGGTCGCGAGGATGAGACGCTCGATCTGGGCGTGCGAATCGCCCACCGGGCCGTTGGTGTCGACCTCGCCGTCGCACTGGCCGATCATCGCCTCGCGCTTGGGCTCCGAGGCGTGCTCGTCCTTGTTGGGGCCCAGCCGCGTCTCCGCCTCCAGCCAGTAACACGAGGCCCCCAGGCGCTGCTTGAGGTAGGTGAGCTCGTTGGGGAAGCGCGCGTCGGGGATCACGTAGAGGCCGGGCTTGTCCACGATCGTACGCCGTACGCTGTTCAGCCACACGTCCTCCCAGAGAGAGCGCCCCCACTCCGTGCCGAGCACCTGGAGGATGGTGCGGGGGCTCGCGAGAGATCGCTCGACGTTCGCGAAGACGCGGGCGAAGCGGTCCGACATCTCGTAGTTCGTGGGCGGCTTCTCCGCGCCCGAGAAGAGCTTGGTGAGCACGGCGCGCACATCGGGGTCGTGGCGAATGGATGTGGTGGCTGCGAGGGAGTTGTTCGCCGACGCCCGACGCTCGGCGGGCGTGAACACGGCATCCTTGGCGTCGGAGGTGGCGTTGACGCGGGCCGGGGTGAGCACGCTCGGGAAGAGCATGACCGCGAGGGTCTTGAGCTCAGCCGCGAGCGAGAGCTCGGTGTACCCCTTGGAGACGAGGTACGCGGCCATGGTGGACTTGCCAGACTTCTTGCGACCGCAGAAGGCGACGGGTGACTTCATGTGAAACCTCAGACGTAGGTGTGAACGGGTTGATCGACTTCGAATCCGGCTGCGTGCTTGTGTCCGCCACCGCCGAAGAGCTTGGCGATGGCGGAGACATCGAGACCCTGCGGATCCGACCTCAGGGAGTAGCGGTAGGTGCCCCTGGCGGTGGCGAACCAGCCGACCGCGAAGTCGGCGCCCTTGGCGAGTTCGCCGAGGAGTTCGGAGTGGCAGTAGGTGCCTGCGTTGACGATGGGGACCGGGCGGACAGTGTCCGCGAAGCTACGGCGGAGGATCCCTTCCCGCGCGTGCTTCATCGTCTCCCGAACGTACGACGCCTCCGCGTCGAGCACCATCGACCCCAGGTCGATCTCCCGCGTGGGCATGTCGAGCGGGAAGAGCTCATCGAAGTCCTCCACGGTTCGCACCCGCGTCCGGATGTACGCATTCACCGCGTTGGAGTTCGGCAGCGCCCAGGTCCACAGGTCGCGGTCCTGGACGTAGTTGATCTTCCAGGGGCGCGGCTTTCCCGGGTTGAAGTGATCCCACGCCATCGCCGCCCCCGAACGTTTCGGGTCGAAGACGGCGTACGGAAGGTCCTTGAGGGCCTCCTCAGCGGTCTTGTGGTGGTCGAGGATGATGAGCGACTTGGCGACCCGGTGGATCTCTTCGACTTGCTCGCGGGGGTAGGAGAAGTCGACGATGATCACATCGCGGCCTGCGCAGTTGGGCGGCGGGGGGTCGGGGTACTGTGCGGCGTGGAGCTCGACGCCGTTGTGGTGCGCCTTGCTGACCGCCCAGGCGGCAGCGAGGCCATCCATGCAGTCGGCGTGATAGATGACGAGGGGGGTGGGCATGCGAAGAGGTTACACTAAGTAGTGCAAGACGCAACCCAAAAGTGAAGGGGTTTTCAGGTATAAGACATGAGCCCGTGAAGTGGGCTCAGGAGGAACGCAGTCATGGCGAAGTTCATCAAGCAGGACATGTCGATCGTCACCCCCCGTTCGGGCGAGCTCCGGCTCCCGCTCATCGCCCACCTCGCCGCGAACGCGCACTTCGTTCCCGCGACGCTCCCCGCCTCGGTGAAGGGGCGCGTGGGGCTGAAGGTCGTCTTCAAGGGCCGTCCGCTCCCGACCGAGCTCGCCGCCCGCGTCGTCGCCACGGCGACGTACGTCCAGACCCACCGCGAGGCGGGGGTCGTCTCGATCCTCCCCGAGGAGCGCGACACGCGCCCCCGGTGGCAGCGGCGCGCGCACCTCGGCCCGAACGCCGCGCAGGTGGCGCGGCTGCGCATGGAGGCGCGCGCCGTCATGCAGCAGGAGCGGTTCGACCGCATGCACGCCCAGGCCGAGGCCGCGCGCTCCGGACACACCACCCACCTCTGATCCCTTCTCGCGTACGGCGTACGACTTCGGTCGTACGCCGTACGCCGCTCCCCTCTTTCTTTACTCGTCATCCCCCTCGTGCAGCAGCAACCCCTTCTGCTCCAGCTGAAGCATGAGGTAGCGGATCTTGGCACGCTGGGCCTTGACTGCATCGGCGTAGGCGCCGTTCAAGTCCTTCAGTCGCTCCTGGGCGGCGCGCAGGTCGTCGTCGTTCTCTTTGGCCCGCTCGCTCTCGGCGATGTTCGCCTCACAGGTGATGACCGCAGCCTTGAGCTCTTCGGGGCCCATGGCGTGCGCCTCGTCGGCGAAGCCGGTGGGGAGGCTCTTGATCAGCTTGCGGATGTTCATGAGGGGAGGTTGGTGTAGTCGCGCGAAGACGGGATGAGGAAAGGGTCGAGCCCGCCGATGAGGCTGGGCGGGGCATAGACGATACCCAGCTGACCCGACTGGTGCCAGTTGCGCCACACGTCGAACGGCACCGCCACCCAGGGGAACCATCCCGCGCACCAGTAGTCGCGCTCGCTCAGGAGCCCGTTGCAGTGACGGTCGATCTGTTCGAGCACTTGATACCGCACGATCGCGCGGGCCTCTTCGTTGTGAGGCAGACGGGCTTGGTCCATCTTCTCATCGACCGACGCCTTCTGCGCACGGATGCGGTCGATGGACTTGTCGATCGTGTCACGGACGAATGACTTCCTGAGCCAGCGTGTCATAGGGGGCCTCCAGCGTGATGGTGATGGTGTTGGTGCGGTCGATCTCGGCGTCGAGATCAGGATAGGAGAAGGGTTCGAGGGATCTTCGATGGTAGGCTTCGAAGAGCGGGGCTTGCCGGTCGGGGGCGAAGCAGAAGCGCCCCCAGACCGTGGTTCGGTAGTGGTCACGGATGGCGAGAAGGGTGGCGCACGGCGCGAAGTCTCGCGTACGGCGTATCAGCGCATCCAGCTGGTGGCCGGTGACATCCATGGTAGAAGTAGATAAGAAACGGAAGAAGGTGTCAAGTGGACAAACTAACGCGGGTGATGGTCGCGGTGGGGGCCAATAGTATCAACCTCGCATGCGCGGTACTCCTGGCCGTGGTCACCTACGCGGGCGAGTACAAGACGACCATCGTCGTCTTGATCGTCCTGTGGCTGTTCGGAGAGATCCGCATGAGCTATCGCGACCTACCCAAGGAGGGGGCGTGAAGCCCGTCGTCACCGGCTGGCATCTCGACAAGATCCGCGCCGCGCTCGACAGTGAGCTGTGGGAAGTCTGCGATCACGACTCAGGGCGGGAGACGCGAGCGATCGGCCTCGGATCCGTGTTCCAGAACTACCCCAGCGGTAAGTTCTACATGCCCTTCGCCTGCGGCAACCTGGACGACTGCCCGGTGTGTCAGGGCACGGGAGACGCGAAGCCGCCACTCAAGCGACGGATCATCCGGAAGTGGAAGAACGAGAACAGGCGGCGGCGGAGGCTGTGGGTCAAAAGGTACGGAGACTGGTCGGATGGCAAGTGGCCCGAGCGCGTCGTGGCGGCTGCTGATCGCCTGAACAAGAAGCTGGCGCGGATCGACCCGCTCTGCTCGCGATGCGGCGGCACGGGCTCTCACGAGGCGTACGACGACGATCGCTGGCGGGAGAAGACGGAGGAGGAGTTCGAATCCATCGGGGTGTCGTTCGAGTCGAGCGAGGCCGACCCCACCTACCTCCTGGCGGTGGAGTACCGAGAGAGGGTGGAAGATGTCGAGGTTCTTTGAACCAACCCCCGCTTTCTTTGCGTGGGCGAAGAAGTTCCTGCGCAACCAGTTCGTGTTCGAGGTGGGTGCGGGAGACGGACACACGTCGGAGGGGCTGCGCGAGATCGGGATCGGGGGGGTCGGACTCGACCTGTTCCCTGAGAGCAAGACCATCCGAGGTGACGGGACCTGCTACCCGTTCATCGCGGCGACGACGGTCATGCTCTGTCGGCCGTGCCACGGAGACTTCGTGTGGCTGACGATCCAGCAGGCCATGATGCGTGGGGTGACGACCATCGTCTACGTGGGGCTCGAACGGAATGTCGAAGGTGATCTTCAGGGTCATCGAAAGCACTTCAGGCTGTTACTATCCCCGCGCCGCCCAGTACATCCAGCACGCCGAAGAGCTCACGGGCAAGAAGATCCGCAAGACGTATGACGGGGACTGACGCCAATACGGCGTATGGAGGAAGCATGAGAGAGCTGGAGCAAGTGTTTCGACGGGCGCTGGTGGCGTACCAGACGGTAGTGCCCGAGAGCCCTGGGCGGATCGTGGCCCCGGAGAATGTGGTCTTCTCGATCGAACTGCCGGGAGCCTTCTGCCCGATCAAGAAGGCCCGACTGAGCGGGTGGCGGGTCTCGCTCTGCGAAGACGGTAGCGCCATCGCGGATGGGGAAGGCTCTACGTTCGACAACGCGCTGCGCGCGTTCGATGTGAAGGTGGAAGAGCGGGTGTATCAGGTGCGGGAGATGCTCAAGTGATGAGCCCTGACCAAGCCCAGTCCATCCTCGAAGATGCCGAAGCGTTCCTGCTTCGCCCCGTCTGGATGAGCGACGATGGCGACGACTACATCATCGAGCACGCCGAGGGGGAGCTCGCGAGGATCCCTCACTCAGAGGAGGGGCACTCCGACGCAATGCTGATCGTGACCGCGATCAACAAGCTCCCCGAGCTCTGCCGAACGGTCATCGAGCAGGCGAAGGAGCTGGCGCGGTTTCAGCGGGTGTGCGATGAAGCCCTCCCGCGCGAGTACATCGCGTGTCCGAAGTGTGGCAAGCAGCACATCGAGGGCGCGCGCTTCGACAACCTGGAGATCGACGGGCGGCGTCGGCCGCATCACACGCACAGGTGCTACCACTGCAAGCACGTCTGGGACTCGGGGCGGTGGAGCTTCGGCGCGGACGTGTCGAAGGAGGAGGGGCCGATCCACGTGATGGGTGCGGCGATCCCGGCGCCGGAGCGGGAGAGGTTGGTGCGGGAGCTTCAGGAGAACATGGTGAAGGGGCACATGATCCCCTTGGATGTGATCGTGACGGGGAGGGGCCGGGCGATCGACAAGGTGACCATCTCGACAGATCCCCTCGAACCCCCCAAGGACAAGTAGCCCGTGCTCTTCTACCCCATCGAACCCTACACCCCCTGGGTCGACCGCCTCGAACGATGGCTCGACGCGAACAAGGTGGAGACCTGTCGCAAGGTCTTCGAGGGGGTGTTTCATCTCGGCTACCCGGAGGAGTATCAGGAGCGAGTACTTCAAGATGAAGCTCGATTCCGGTCCGACGCGTGCTGGGACATCGCGCTCGATCTCCACGTCATTCTCAAGAAGCGCCTGGGTGAACCCACCTCACTCCTCGTGCTCTATCCCATGCTTGAGACGCTCTACCTGACGGAGGGTGTCTCTGCGGAACTCTGCGACACGTGCGGCGTTCTGGTACCTGAACTGCTTCTCAACCACCATCAACACCTGAGGTCATCATGAAGTTTCTGGTTTCTGCGCGCCTCGACATCGAGGCGTCCATCCCCGAGGGGGAGGAGCTCTTCGCACACAGCCGCGTGGCGAAGGGGGTCCTGCTCCATCAAGTGCTTCGCGTTCACGACGGGCATGGGTCCTGGACCCAGCTCAGTGCCGCGTTCCTGGTGGAGTCGGAAGACGAAGATCACGTCGAACTCTTCCTGGAGGGCATCGAGGACGTGTACGACTGGGAGGTGAGGACCGTGAAGCTGCTGGGCGGCGGGCGCCTCGTCGACACGCAGAGCGACGCCGACGTGTTCGAAGCCTTCGCGGCGGAGGAAGAAGAGGCGATCATCGAGGAAGAAGACGAAGACGAAGAGGACGACGAAGACGAAGAGGATGCGGACGATGAGTGACACACCCGAAGGCGCCTGGGAGGGCTGGACTCCCGCCGAGATCAAGAAGAAGTTCGTCAAGGTCTACAAGCTCGCGGACGGCAAGTACGACGCGCTCGCTGAGAACTGCGAGATCCCGGCCGGTGCCGTGCTGCTCGACCCGCAGCCCAAGCGCAAGCTGAGCGGCAACCCGCACGCGGCGACGAACGAGAGCCTCGCCAAGCTGGAGAAGCAGTACCCGGACCTGATCAACTGGGCCTGCTACTACGCGGTGCAGATCGCGAAGGCGAACCTCACGGTGCACAGCCGAGAGGTGCGTGCGAAGATGGCCGACGTGGGGCTGGTCAGCGACGACTCGGGTCCCGAGCACTGGATGGGCGCGGTGTTCAAGCGCCTCAAGCGAGAGGGCGTTCTCGTGGAGACCAACAACCGCTACAAGTACACGAGCGAGTCTCGCGGCATCCACGAGCGCGAGGTGAAGATCTGGGCGCTGAAGAACAACGCCGACACGTCCAAGTACAACGAGAAGCCGACGCGAGGGAAGTGATGGAGTTCACGATCAAGGAGCTGATGACCAAGTGCCAGCTCGAACAGAAGGTGGCCTACGCCCTGATGACGGTGCTGGTCGGGATCGGTGCGGCGCAGGAAGTGGGGCGACGCAAGGAGGAGGGCAAGAAGGGCCCGGGAGAGATCGTGTACCGGGCGTCGCAGGGGGACTTCGAGACGTGGGTGAAGGGTCACCCGCTGCCGGGGGCGTGAGAGGAGTTCGCGATGGAAGAAAAGCCGCGCGGGATGTTCCGTGGGGATGATCACTATCAGGCCATCCACTACAACGACGTGATGATCGCGACGAAGACGCCGCGTGGGTGGTACATCATCCAGGGCGGTTCCCCGCCCAAGGATGCTTATCGCGCGATCGCTAACGCGATCTGGGGCACGAACAACTCCGCGTCGGCGGGTGATCTGGCGGATCGGGCCAACGAAGAACTGCACGGGAAGCGCGATGCCCAAGCCTGAGGAGTACGTCTGGATCAAGAAGTGGGGTGAGCTGGTAGTCTCGGGACGATCGTACATCCGTGATCAGCAACATCTCGCGGCTGAAGACGCCGCGCCTCTGGACGCGATTTATGCTCGACAGGGGGGTGGTTGGGCTACGCTGGATGACGTGACCGGCGCGAACACGCGGGCGCGGCTCGGCCTGCCGCCGCTGCCCCCTGAGCCGACGCTCATCGAGCAGATCTACGAGCTGGTGCGGGATGACCCCTCCGATCTCGGGGTCCGGGTCCGGGCGTTGATCGACGCCTCGCGAAAGTAGCCCAGAACACAGGTAGAAGGATGAGCGCACCCACATGTTGTGGGTGCGCTCGACTTCGTCCTCCGCCCGAGCCCCTGCGTGTCGAGGGTTCGGGCGGCGGACGAATACGCCGTATAGGAGACCCATGCGAGAAGCGCACGCGATCTACGAACTCAACGACAAGCTGGTGTTCGTCTACCAGGACGACGACCCCACGAACCCTCGGGAGCACGAGAACATCGCGAACCTGTGGATGTCTCACCGGAGGTACACGCTGGGGGACAAGGACCCCCCGGAGGACTTCAAGAATAACCCGACGGGGCTGTACGCCGAGTTGATGCGAGACACGGACGTTCTGATCGCACGTGAGATCTACGGACACGACCATGGAGGGATTACCATCCGCCTCAAGCCCTACTGGGACGCGTGGGACTCTGGCTGTCTCGGCCTCGGCGTCGTCCGCAAGAGCCGGATGATCGCGATGGGGTTCGATGATGCGAACTGCACCAAGGAGGAGGCGGAGAAGATCCTGGAGGCCGAGGTCAAAGCGTACGACCAGTTCCTGACCGGCGACATCTACTGCTTCAAGATCTTCCAAGGCCGAGACATGGAGGAGCCCATCGACTCCGTCTGCGGCTACTTCGGCAGTGACTTCGCTGAGAACGGGCTTCTGGCTTCAGCCCTTGTGGGCGGGTGGGATCTGGCGAAGAGTGTGCCCAACAAGCGCGCGCTCGCGGACGCGAAGGCCCGGGTGCGAGACTTCTTCGAGGCCCGCGAAGACCTCGGAGTGAGTGTGAGCATGCCCGACCCCCACCGGCCGGGGTCATTCGTGGACATGCCCTGCGCCTCGATCAAAGAGGGCAGGGCGCTGCTCGGGCAGTGGTACGGAGACACCCTGTCGGAAGAAGTCGTGGGGGCGTTCCTTCGATGGAACCAGATCTTCTGATCTACGTCCGAGGCGATGCAACGCCGCGCGAAGTCTGGCTGGAGCTCTCTTCCGGGAGTCAGGTGGGCGTGTGGCTGGGGCACAAGTGCCTGGGGTGGGTGTACGAAGGTGCGGAGATGCGAGCCGACGTGTTCCAGATTCTGGAGCGTCGGGTCGATCTGGTGGGGTACGTGATCAACCACCCGTGGATGAAGCTGGGGTGGTCGTATGACAGCGAAGGGAGAAGAGTCGATGGATGAGATGAAGATGAGGATGAGGACGCCGAAGGAAGCACGGGAGATGATCGAGCGGTCCATGGCAGCGGCTCGCGCGTACTGCGGGGGCGAGGTCAATCGCTATCGCAGCGTCAAGTCGCTCATGATCGCGATCGGCGGTGACCTTTCGGAGGTCGCGGGGTTCCCTGACGACACCCTCGAACACCTGTACAAGGCGACGGATCTCCGACCTTCCACGCACGTCTACTTCATGAACATCGCCCAGGTCGTGGCCACCCGCGCCACCTGCGACCGCAAGCATGTGGGGGCGGTGATCGTGCGGGATCGGCGCATCATCGCGACGGGGTACAACGGCTCGCCCCCTGGGATGCCTCACTGCGACGACGTGGGGCACGACATCGTGGTCACGAACGGGCGGGAGACCTGCGTGCGGACGGTGCACGCGGAGATGAACGCGGTGGCGCAGGCGGCGCTATACGGCGTATCGATCAAGGACGCGGACATTTACACGAACACCTACCCCTGCTGGAACTGCGCCAAGGCGCTGCTGAGCGGAGGGATTCAGACGGTGTACGTGGACAAGGACTACAACAACGACGCCCGGGTGGAGGAGGCGTTCAAGGGGCGAATCAGGAGGGTGGGTGAGTAAGGCGGACTTCACGGGGGAGTTCGCCTCGGACCCGAAGGAGCGAACCATCTTCCGGCTCGCTGCCTTCCTTCACCTGCGGCTGGAGCTTTACGACCAGAAGGTGTGTACGGGGACGCGTTACAACACTGTCGTGGCGCGAGCCCCCTACGAACGAGCGCTGAGCGTCAAGAACGCACGACGAGTCCACAAGACCGTGAAACTGATCTGTGAGATTCGCGCGATCGACCTGATGGCGGTGCGGCGGCGCTCGGAGTTCCGCAGCATGGAGGACGCATACGCCTGCCTCCTCCCCGAGAACAACACACGCCTTCCGGACCGACTGGTGTTCGAACTTCAACAGGCAGAGGAGTGGATCAATGCTACCGAAGCGAGTCTCAAGTACTGATTTCACAGGGTTCAAGATCGATGACGCCGAGCTGGCGTTCTACCTCCATGGGAGGAAGAGGTGGGAGCTCAATCGGTACGAAGCGCGTGATCACGAAGTGAACAAGGCCCTGGAGATCGCGGTGCGATGGCAGGGCGAGCAAGACACGCTCAACAGCACCCTGGAGCTGCTGGGGTGTAAGAGGCAACCGACCTCTCCCCCTCCGTTCTACTACATCCTCCTGGAGGCATCGATCGCCCACACGGACGCGCTCGTGTACAACGATAACTTCGGGTGGGTGGCTGAATCGACGGGCATGGGAACGGGCTTTCTTCACGCAGATGCGCGGCAGCTTCAGGGCAAGCTCACACCTAGTCAGACGCGGCTGGAAGAGGTGTGGTGATGTACCTCGCCAAAGAGCCTTGCTTCGAAGAAGACGCCGACGACAACATGTGCCGCCTGGATACCTACGGACGAGTAGTGCTGTTCCGTGAAGAGGCTGCGGCACGCAAGTACGCCCGAGAAGACGCACGCGCAGTCCTGCGACAGACACTCGTGGCGGGGAACCTGTCCAACTACGTGGGCGAAGACCTGGAGACGGAAGAGACCATCGAGCTCTGTACGCTGCTGTCGGGAGATCCAGACAACGAGTGGTCGGTCTACTCTCTTGACCCCATCAAGACAGAGTTCTCCGATGAGACCCTCGACCGAGTCCTCGACATCCTCAAGGTGTTCGACTGGGACATTGAACCGATCGAGCCACAGGACTGACATGCCCTTCCCAACAAAAGATCCACTGACGGCCTTCTTGTACGAGCTCATGCGCGACCACGTGTCGCCAGACAAGGTGGAGTTCATCATCGCCCAAGACGAGTGCGTACCTGCGGGTAGCGAGTGGCGCCTGACCAACGAGGAGTTGGCAATCCAGGCGCAGGAGTTTGCGACAAGGCTCAAGAGGTAGCTCCCCGAACCTCCCACCCTTTTCGGGTATAAGGAGGTATGGGAATCAACCTGTCCGACCCTGCGCATCGCGCGGCGGTCAAGAGCGTGGCGTTTTACGCCAGTTTGTTTGCGGTCTCGGCTGGGGTCGTGGCGGCGCTGAGCCTCACGATCTGGACCGAGGAGTCGGCGGTCCTTCGCAGGAACATCTGCGTGATCACCTTCGGAGCGGGCGTGGCTGGGGTCTGGTTCGCGCTCCTGGATCGACAGATTCAGGAGTACGTTCGCGAGGAGACCTCGCTGCGGCCGTGGGACGCCTTGCGAGTGCTGCACGCGGCACTTGTGGGGCGAAAGTGAGGCATACGCCGTATGGACTACCGCCACCGAATGGGTCGGGGGTGGTAGTCCATACGGCGTGGTTTTCTTTTGGAGGGAATGAATGGAAGTCGGGGATGTCATCGAAACGACACAGGGCGTGTGGGAGGTCCTGCGAGTCGAGTCCGGGTTCTGTCTGCTCTCGGCACCTACGGGAGCGCCTGCGAGCGAAGCGACTCGGAAGTGGGTGTCGAGACAAGACGTAGAGGCGACGCGCGTCAAGTACGCGCTGCACCACTCACATCGACACGGCACGGACACCTCCATCCTGGATGACGAGGACGCTGCCTACCGCGCGGCGTGCAACATCATCATCACGTGGTGGACGGATCTGTCGCTGCGCGCCCAGGACGCGATCCGCACGCTGCTGGAGTCTGGGAACTACCGGGAGGCTGTCGCGGAGTGGGACCAGTGGACCGACGAGTCGATCACCATCGAGCGGGCGCTTCCTGGGGATGCCAGCGTGCCGCAGGCGCCGCCGAGGGAAGAGTGACCACCGCCTTCTACTGCCACAACCACGGGTGGTGCACAACGGTCTACAAGTCTCCCAAGGGCGGGATCTGCGCTGGGTGCGAGAGCGCTCGCGCGGATGCGAAGTGGGATGCGGCGTTTGAAGCGAAGTTCGTAAGACGGCCCACACAGGCGGATCGGTGGTTGGATGTGATGAAGCTCCAGCTGAACAGGGCGAAGAAGAAGAGGAGTGCATGAGTACGTACATCAGCCACGGCGATGACGGGGACGAGCGTGTCGCATCCAGTGAAGGCGAGTGCCTGACGGCACGGGCACTCTTTGAGATGATGACACGAGTCGTCAATCACGCGGATCAGCTGCCGCTGGATCTGAACGTGTACATCGCAGGACCCGACAGCAAGCTGGAGGCATTGCACAGCGTGAGGCTGTGTCGGCGTGACTCAGACAAGCTGTGGGTGCTTCATCTGTCGACGAAGGCGAACTACCGGCCCTAAACTCCCTTCTCTTCCTGGTAGAAGGTCTGCACGCGAGCACGCAGGCTCGTGTTGCAGGAGAAAACCGTGACTGAGATCTACCTGGGCAAGATCGTTGGTTCGCTGGTCGTTCGATACCCCGTGCGGCGGCGGGGTGTCGACTCCTGGAAGGCGCGCTGTCGCGCCTGTCATTCAGAGGTGGTGCTGACCATCTCTGATCTGTCGACGGGCAACTGCCCGGCGTGTCGTCGGGCCAAGGCGTAGCGGGCACCGGAAGACAGGCGAGGGACTGCACATCCCTCGCCGGTTTTCTTTTGACTAGAAAAGAGGAAAAGAATGCGAAGAGTATCAGATGGGGTCTTCGAGTTCGAGGATGATGAGATCGACATCCTGGTAGGGGCGCTGCGGTTCCTGGCCTCGAAGCTGCGGCAGGATCTCGTGGAGCAGCCATTCCTGGAGATCATCTACGACAGGTCGGAGTGGCCTACCGGCCAAGACGAGAGGGACCTGGACGCGAGCGACTTCGATGAGATGGCGGATGCGCTGTTGGGGGAGGCGGAGGAGGCTCCGGACGATCTGAGTCAGATGCTGAACGAAGTGGCGCCGAAGAGGAAGCCATGACCTCTCGCCTGAACGAAGAGACCGAACGGCTCAATCAGAAGATCCGGGAGTTCGAGCAACTCTTGGTCGAGATGCGGCTGGGTGCCTCTGCGAAACTGGTCATGGGGGACTGTTTCCTGGGCTTCGGCAAGTACGGAAAGAACTGGTGTTTGGCCGTCATTCACGAGGGAGGCAGCACGCCCCTGATCAACGCTAGTCGAGAGACACGCGTCGCGGCGGTGGATTACTTCGAGGAGCTGGTCAAGAGACTGCAAGAGAGCGCGGTGGAGGCCACGGCCCGAGTCACGGCGGCGAGGGAGAAGGCGGAAGAGATATTGCGTAACATGCGGAAGGTGTCGAATGAGTCACACGAAGTCTGAGCGCGACGCTGCGATCAAACACCTGCAAGAGGTGATCGTGGCCAAGAACATCCGGACCATCTGGCTGATCGTGAGGCACGTGGCACGAAGCGGGATGGTACGGCACATCGAGACCCTGACCCTGGAGCC